TCTGACATTTGTTTTCCCCCTATGATTTGTTTGCTACCATTTTAACTTCGTCGGTGACCTCAATTTTCAGGCCAGGTATTTTCTCTCCGGCCTTGACAGCCTTATTTACCTTGGATGCGATCACGGTTAGGTACTCGCTCGGAACCTTTGTGATATCAGATACCGTCCAGGTATATTTCTTTTCGAGTCCAGCTGAGCCGCTGGCTGTTTTTATCGGGCCACTGACTGCAGGTGCAGGCGGAGCTATCGGTGCCGGAACCTCTGCCGTTGCAAAACCAGGAGTGAGTTCCTGCTGTTCACCGGCGCTTGCCTTACGCCTTTCTTCTTCAGCCCTGAGGCGCTCGTTTTCCTTTTCCTTCTCCGCAATCATGATAGGCCGGATCTTCTGGCGCAGGCTTTCCTGAATGGCTTCGAGCCTGCTCTGAACACCCTTTGCCAGTTGGTCGAGCTTTTTCCCGAATGCGAGATACGGAGCCTTAACCTCAACCCTGGTTTTTTCGATTTTGTTGATATACTGTTTGGCCTGGGTACCCATGCCTATTGCCTTTTCCATAGATACGACGTCGATGACCTTGTGTTCGTCTGCCTGCTTCGCCATATCATCAACGTATTTATGGACCTTCGCAAACATCTGGTTTACCGGAGTTAGATCAAAAGACTGCTTCCTGACCATAACTTCGTCGATCCATACTGTGTCCTTGTCTTCACCGGATTCATCAACCGGAATCTCGACTTTCTCCGGCGCAGGCTCTTCCTTTACTTCTTCTTTTTTCCTCGACAATTTTAAACCCATGTTTCCCCCCTACAGCATTAAAGTGTGATAGAGATCGTTCGCATACAGGAAGCGGTTTTGGTCAAGCGTGTGATCCAAATACTCGTTAATCAGCGCATTTTTGGTGCCGTCTTCCCTTCCCCTGACTGCTATCCTTACGTCTATCTTTTTGTCAGGGTTATGCTTTTCATAAAGCAATTTGTATCCACCGGTCTGAAGCTTCCAGGTTTTGCTTTGGGCAACGGCTGTCTTAAAATCAATCAGTGCCAGCCTGCTGTCCACAAGGTACGCAACGACGTCGAGCTTTCCGGTGAATTTATAAAGGTCGTCCTGATATCTCTTCTCAACCTCGACAACCTCTTTTATATTGGCGTCGCACCAGCGCATGATCGTATCAACATATCCCTGAAACGCTGGGTTGATTGGAGCAGCCCACGAGTTATTGAGTTTACACCCAACAACTCGGTGGGCTTCGCTCCCTCTTTTTTGATGTATTGGTTTGAACCATCTGGTATCCACAAACGGCGTCAAGATGTCTGTCACGCTTGGGTACCCTGTATTATTTTCGTATGCCATAATTACATTGTAACATAGTCTTCGCCTTTTGTTAACCACTAATTGAAAAAAAATTAAAGTTTTTACTTGACAGGCCGATAGTAATAGTGTAATATGAAAACACGATCAAAAATCAAAAGGGGGAACATGAATCACATTCTAAGCCTTCAACAACAAGTCGAAACATTCATCGCTCAGAAACGCGAACTCCAGGAAGGTATCAAGGAGCTAAAGAGCTACCTTCAATCCAGCAAATTCAATTGCGGAGACGAGCTTGATGGATACGTAAGTATCCAAGACGTCCTGAACCGTTTACCAGAAATCATAGGGGGATAAATGCAAAAGTATAATGACACCAGAGTAGCTCAGGGCGGTAGTGGATCAGGAAGGATGGACAGACGCCAGGCATATGTAGAGATTATGAGGATCGCCGAGGCAGGCACGCCAGGTGAGTTGACAACCACCGTGTGCGAAGCTGCCGGTATCAGCCTGGACACCTTTCTCCAGTTTGCCCAGCTTGACAAAGAGACCCAGGTCTCTGTGATTCGGAAGCTCGCCAGGAGTATTGAGCTTCATTACCTTACTGACGTTTACGGACATTGCAGTCAATAATATAACAGGGGGGGGAACCATGAAAAAGTCTCACGCTCATAACGAACTGTCTAATATCAAGTGTGTCGGAGAAGGCTGTGAAAAACTGATAAAGGCTCGCATGGCCGCGAAGGGGCGCAGGCGCTGTTACGGTTGCTATAAGAAAAAAGAGGCGGCTCGTGGTCACTTCATTGACATGCACCCCAGGAAGAAGCGTGTCGAAAAAGGGCTGCCGGTAAAAAATTTCAAGAAAATTGCGTCGTGGGGTTGACAAACACAAAACCGTGTGTTATAGTGTAAATATGAATGAGAAAAAAATACATAAATTCGAATTAGCTGGACTCGGGAAAGCACCATTTCGGTGTGTCGGCATGGCTCAGATACCTTCGGCTTCGCTGGCTGAGCATAATCCAGAGGGTTATAACAACATGATGAAAATGGTACCTTCAGCCTACAGGTGCGGAACTTGTAGCTATTGCGGCCAAGCCATCATGCACTGCTATCTTATTGATTCTGCCGATGGAAATAAGTTTTCAGTCGGATGTGAATGCGTCAGGAAGACGGGAGACGCTGGCCTCGTTAACAAACAGAAGGCCCTTAAGCGTCAGGCAGATGCCGAAAAGAGACGTCAGAAACGCCAGGAAGCCTATGAGCGCGAGCTTGACGCCCAGCGCCAGCGGAACGGCGGCCTGACCGACTATGAGGTACGCGAGCAAAAGCGTGAGGAAGAGCGCCGGATTGAAAGCCGGAAGGCAGATCGCCGGAAGAACCTACTCCAGGGACTCGCTGCCAGAATGCGCGATGGTAAGGGTGGCTTTTGCGACTCCATAGCGCAGACCCTTGCTGAGGGCGGGTTGCCGGTCGGTAGGGGTTTGGACATTACCTGCGATATCCTCGCCAAACAGTGTGGACGCAGAAATAGCAAGGCTTACAATAAAGAGTATGATGAAGTCGAGAAAACTCTCGAAGCTGCTGAACTTATTAAATAGGGGGATCTATGACAGAACAAAAATTCAACTCACTATCAACAGGACTCTGCGACATTGTTAGTAACTCAGTAAGTGAAATCCGGTCGGCTCTTGAAATTGCCCAGCCGTTCAACGACTACGAGGAAGATGTTAATCAGGACTTCCTCTCGACAACGAAATATCAGTGCGAGCTTATGCTCGAACTGCTTGCCTCTCACGAAGAGATTCATAAAAATTTCCTTGAGGCGAGGCGTGTCGGCGAAAAGAAGGAGCGACTATATTGCTTCAGATGCCATGGCAAGGTGACGGTATCGGCTAATGGATACGTCGGATGTGAAACCTGCGGAACAGACCAGGACAGAAAAGATGACTAAGTTATTATTAACATGGGGGAGCTATCCACCCGAAACAGAGACCTGTAAACGAACGCTGCCAGAGTTGCAGCCGAAACAGCCGGTGAAAGTCCAAGCGACTTCTGCTAAGGGTCTCCCCCTGTTAATTCAAGACGGCGACTATCGACCAGGTACCAAAATAGACACATACATATAAGGGGGAATAATTATGGAATGCCCATTTTGCGGTGGACCAGGAGAAGAACTCGGGACGCTCGGTAGAAACACTTACGAACGGTGCCAGGACTGCGGCGGCGAATTCACAAGCGAAGCCCCCTCTGAGTCCTACGATGAAGAGGGAGATGACCTTTTTGATGACGAGAATTGGACTAATTGGTGTAACTAATGAGATTCAGGAGATTGGGATCGTCGGCATACAGGGATAGGCAGTCACGGATGTTTGAGGCTGCCTGCGTTAAACCGGAAAAACCACAGGAGAAAATAATGCTAAAAAGCACGATGTATTTCGGAAGAAAAGTCGTTTGGAAGGACTATACCGGAAAGACCATTGAAGATCAGGTCACCCAAATGAACTGGATCGCCTTTCTTGAGCAGGTTGTAGAAAAACACTTTTCTGGATACACCTGGTATGATGCCAACGGTGTATGGATGGGCGAGAGGGAAGAGACCTTCGTCCTTGAGATCATCCACGAGAAGGCTTCTGAACACGCCTCTGCGATTGCTGCGATTGCTGGTGAGTATAGAAAGCTTTTTAACCAGGATTCCGTAGCGATAACCGTGACAGAGCTAACATTCGTCCAGGCATAAATTTAAAAATCGCTTGACATTAGTTTTCCTTCATGTTACTATTATTAAAGCATGAAGGAAAACCAAAATCAAGGGGGATACTCTATGTCAGCAAATGTAATCTTTTTTCCATACGACAAACTGGCTCAGATGGCAGAATTCGTTTCCGCACTCAGGTTTAACGGTGGAGACTTCACAAGCGAGACCGCCGCCGAGGGCTGGTACATAACCATTCACTAAAAAAAAGGGGGGGGGATATGAGTCCACTAACAATAACAATTTGCAAGTATATTGCCCTCGGTCTCCAGGTAGGGATCGTCGGCTGCGGAGCCGGTATCTTTGTTTGGCATATGCTCCGGCTGGTGGGGGTGATAAATGATGAAGCGTAGACCTTCAAAGCTGAGTAAATATATGACATACGGTTTTATGCTTTTAATGGCTTTATTCTCGGCCTTCGCTGGCCTGCTTACGGGGGGATATTAATGAGTGATTATACTGATTTAGTCTGGCCTGGTAACAAGGTTGTTTGGGACCCTAAGGAACTTGAAGAGGCATGGAAGGTAGCACACGACGCCTTCTATAATTTCAAGACAGAGCGCGAGTCCGAATACCAGGACGAGCCGGACAGGGCCGAGGCCACCTTCCAGGAGATAGGAGACGAGCTTGGGATCTCTAAGGTAATGGCGCTGAAGGTGTATAAGAAGGCGCTCGGAAAAGCTGGACACCTGTTTAAAAAAGCCGGTGTCACGCTGGATTCGATAGCTCCCGACCCTGACGCCAGCTATCGGTATGAGCGCGAGATCCATAATTTAATTAATGGTTAACAAAAGGCGAAGAGTGTGTTATACTGAGGGGAGCTATGGATTTAATTCACAGAATAAAAATAATACACGGAAAGAAGATCTACGAAGATCCAGCCATGTATGCGTTGGACTTATTAACGCTAAAGCACGATTGGCTGTATGAGCAGATTATCCGTAGCATTAAGAAGAAACGAACCGACAGGCAGAATAGATATTATTGGGGTGTTGTCATTGATTATATCGCTCGTCAAATGGGGGAGAGCGATAGGAATGAAGTCCATAAGTCCCTCGCCAGGAACTTTCTTGGATTCGAGGAAGAGAGCTACGGCGGCGTATCGTTCGAGAAGGTACCGAGCACCACCAGCTTAAGCACAGTCGAATTCACAGAATATATTGAGGCTGTCCGAAGGTGGGCTGCCGAGTTCCTGTATATTAATATACCGGACCCTGACCAGGTGGATTTTATATGAGCCTTACTATCTGTAAAAAGTGTGGAGCCGAAAGGGACGGTGACCTGGACTTCTATAAGTCGAGGCCGAGGGTATGTAAAACCTGCATTAGAGAGCAGGCTCGATCCTACTACCACGATAACAAGGAAAAATTTATAAAGTGGCAGCGTGAGAACAGAGACCGCACCAGGCAGTACAATAGGAATGACAACAAATTAAAAAGAAAAGCCAGGTCGAAGGTGGCATATGCCATAAAGACCGGTAAATTATTACGAAAAACGATATGTGAGGAATGTGGAGAGGACGGTAGCCTTCATGCTCACCATGATGACTATTCAAAGCCTCTCGACGTCAGGTTTCTCTGCCGGAAATGCCACAGTCTTTTACACAGGAAGGATAAATAATGAAGTGGTTTAAACATATGTCAGATGCGTCTGATAACCCGCTTTTGCGAGAGATAAGGGAAGAGTATGGGGTTGTTGGAATAGGCCGTTGGTGGCTCATTGTCGAAGCCATAGCAAAGCAAATGGACCTCTATTCAGATAAAGACTCTGCGTCATATCACGTTAAAGCCTGGAGTCGAATTATCGGAGCAAAGATAAAAACAACAGTAGAATTTATGCGTTTTTTAGCAGATGATCCCACAAGTAATATGAGTGCCATATTCTACGATAGCAATCAGATCGGTAGCAAGAAACTGTCCGACAAAGAGGTTGATAATCGCGTCACATTATCGTCACAAAACCGTCACAAAACCGCCACGTTGCGGAAATGCGGCGGTTTTGTTATTGAAATGCGACTTCCTAAGTTACTGGAATTACGGGATTCAAAGAATGCCGTGAGGACTCACAGAGGAGCCATAGAAGTAGAAGAAGAAGTAGAAAAAGAAAATACTAAAAGAAAAAAACCGGCGAAGGCCAAAAAAACAAAACCAAAAGCACCCAGGACGGCGCTGAAGGAACACCAGGATATTGTCGATATGTACGAGAACACCGATGACCTTCCTGCCAAGTGGCGGGATTGGGCAATCAAGAAAGGGGTCACGATAAATCCGAGGATTATCTTTGAGGACTTCTGCCGGAACCACCTGAAGCGTGAAAGCCAATGGGTTGATTGGTACCGCACATGGCAAACATGGATAGCTCAATCGCCGGAGATGAATGCCCACTATTTTGCGAAGGCGTCTTCGCTTGACGTTCGCATTGAAAGAATCTATGAACACTTTGCTGACCAGGGGTTATTTGGAAACGATCCAGAGTTTGTTGAAGTTGATTATCGACAGGCCGTGGGACAGGCCAAGCTTATAGACCCTAACCACAAGCCACCTACCATCAACGAATTGAGGGAAAAATATGCCAGAGCTTAATATAAATCCATCTGTACCGCCGAATGTCCAGGAGATGGAAGAGAGTGTCCTGTGTGCCTCGCTTATCCACCCTAACGACGTTCTCGATATTGTCGATAGTCTCCAGGCTCACCACTTCTACTCGATTGCTAATCAGAAAATATTTGGTCTGATATCAGAGCTTGTCCAGAAGGGAGTTGGGCCGGACCTGTCAGCCGTAATGAATGCAGCCACCGAGAGGAACCTTGTCGAGGAAATAGGCGGTGCAATGAAATTATCAAGGCTGATAGATTCGCCGCCACCGACAGACCTTGAGCATTACATCGAAAAGATCAAGGAAAAATATACGCTCAGGAAGGGGATCGAAATCTGCAACGCGATGACGAAAAGCTGTTTTAGGGACGGCGGCGACGCCAGGGAGACGATAGACAGATTTCAGCAAGACATATTCGAACTCGGCTATGGTATGCAGGGGGAGAGGGTTTCGTCTATGGCCGATATCGTCCAGGGAAGCTTCGACCACTTTGAGGCTCTATTCCAGCGTGGTAAGGGGATAACCGGAATACCGTCAGGGTTTTATGATTGGGATTGGACCCTATCCGGCTTCCAGAAAACAGACCTGATAATTCTTGCAGCGAGGCCGAGCATGGGTAAGACATCTCTTGCATTGCAGGCAGGAGTTAATATCGCGAAGCAGGGAACTCCGGTCTCAGTCTTCTCTCTCGAAATGAGTAAGTCCCAATTGCGCGATAAGGCCATCGCGTTCGAGGCTGGCGTCGATACAAATAAATTCAGGCAGGGCGGGTTCTCGCTCGACGAGCAGGCGAGGGTTACCAGGTGTCTTGATAAATTCTACCAACTCCCGTTGTATATCGACGATACCGCCGCCCTTCATTGGATGGAGATAAAGCGTCGGGCCAGAAAATACAAGGTCAAGTATGGAATCGAGCTTGTGATAATTGACCACCTTCAGTTGGTCCAGGGTGAAAGGGGAGAGAATAGAAACAACGAATTGGGAGCCATGACAGCCGGATTTAAGGCTATGGCAAAAGACCTTGACATTCCTGTCATTGTACTCAGTCAGCTAAATAGACAGCTTGAGCAAAGGACAGATCGGCGTCCTCAGTTGGCTGATTTAAGGGAGTCTGGCAACATCGAGCAGGATGCCGACGTATGCTCATTTCTATATCGCCCTGGTTACTATGGCCTCGAAGAAGAGGTTATGAATCAGACGGACATAATGACGCTGAAGCAGCGCAATGGGCCGACCGGAACCTCTACGGTGCAATTCCACCCGAGTACAGCGAGCTTTAGGAATATCGAACGAATTATCAGAGAGGAACGTCCGAGGTACAAAGATTGAAATGTTTACTATGCAAGAGTGAGGCGCTACCAGGTTATTCGAAATGCAAGGTGTGTCTCGACAGGAATGTGAGATTTATGCGGAAGAAGAGGGCGCTTGATGAAGGATATCGCGAGCGAGAGAGTGCAAGGTCACGGAATAAGAGGATTCAGTATGTGGCCGAAGGGCGCTGTATACGATGCTCTAAAAAATTAGATCCAGATTGCGATGCCGGAAAAAAACAATGTCTAAATTGCAGGGAAAGGAGCTACGAATATGCTAAGATTTGATTTTACATTGCCCCACGAAGATATGAATTTATTTCTTGTGAGCGACGATCACGAGGGGTCAGCGAACAGACATCATAACGGTTGGAATATGATGGCCGATATGGTGACATCAAAATGGGACGGGCTGCCGGTCGAGCGCAACAAGGTTATAGACCACGGCGACTTTATGGAAGCCATACTGGTGAACGACAAACGGTACCAATTCAACAATACAGTTGTGTATGATGACGTCCTGAACGATGAAGTCAGGCACAACCAGAGCAACTTTAAGACCAAGCGCCTCGTAAAGCGCGAGAACGCAATGGCCCAGCTTGACCAGGCCGTAAAGAACCGCGAGCCGTTTGTGGATCATATCCTTATGATCCTCGATGGAAATCATCCCCAGCGGCTGCACGCATTCGGAGACTTAACCGGAGAGCTGTGCAGGCGTCTCGGTGTTAACTATGGGACATACACTTCACATATCACATACCGGTCTCCGTCGTTTCTCGGTGGCGGTCACTTTATGTTTAACCACTTCGCAGGACACGGCTGGAGATCAGTGAATTCAAACGTCGAGCCGCCAGAGCGTGCCAAGGTCAATATGCAGATCTCCCTAAAGAATCATCTGAAGGCTCAGGCAGGAGACTGTCTACTTATGTCAATGGGTCACACTCATAAACTTCTCGTGAAGCCGCCCATATCACAGCTTTACATAGAAGCTGAGGAAGAGGTCCTGGTACAGAAATATACGTCAGCAAAGAAGCATGACGGCTTCATACACCCTGATTATCGGTGGTTTGTGAATACCGGAAGCTTCTTAAAACTATATGGGCCGGAAAGCGGTTACGCCGAGCGTGCCGGATACCCGCCCAACGAACTCGGCTTCGCACTCGTCGAGATACGAGGGGGTGACATAAAAGCGATCAAGCGTATTGTCGTAGGCTCTACGGGCCTACTTATTTTTAACGACTAAATGGAGATTGAAAAATGAATAAATGGATTGTCCAGGGTAGATTGGGAAAAGATCCCGAGGTGCGGTACACGCCTTCAGGGACAGCGGTCACAAACTTTTCGGTAGCCACTTCGAGGAAGTGGAAGGATAAGAACGGCGCTCCCCAGGAAGAGACAGAATGGACCAATGTTGTATTTTGGGGGAAACGTGCAGAGGTTATCGGAGAATACTTCAGCAAGGGGAAGATGATCCTGGTTGAAGGTCGCGCACAAACAAGCTCGTGGGAAGGAAAGGACGACGGGATCAAGCGGTATAAAACAGAACTCGTTGGAGAAAACTTTTGGTTCTGCGGGGATAAAGGCGGCGGTGGATATACACCGAAGGAGTCAGACTACGGTGGAGCGCCAGGTACAGCGCCAGCGCCAGGAACGGGTCCAGGTCCGGTTGACGACGACATCCCGTTTTAATTTTAAAAACCGGTTAACAAAAGGCGAATAGTGTGGTATAATAGAATTAAGCTATGGATATTGTACCTTAACGATTAATTTTAACAGGGGGATTATTTATCATGAAAAAGCTTTTTGTAGTCTTGGCAATGATCGCAGCGCTTGCCTTCGCGCCTGTTGCGATTGCAAAGAACGATGGCAACCAGAACAGATGTCACAATATAGCCGGTCTCGTTATCGATTGTTCGGAAACGACCAACGTTGACAACTCAATAACCAATAGGTCAACCTCTAACTCGAAATCCGAGGCAACGGTCGTTGGGTTTTTCGACGTCGATAATGAAATCGATATGGACCAGAAACAAAAACAGGCCCAGGCCCAGGACCAACTTCAGGGCCAGAAACAATCAGCCAATAATGAAGGCGTCGAGCAAAAAACCGACGTCAACATTGAAGGCGACGTCTACGAGGCAGCACCCAATCACATTCAAGGCCCTGCCCTGGTTCAACCCGACGCGAAGTTTGCGAAGGGAAAGTCATTTAGCTTCCGCACTAAGGGTAGCTTCTGGACGACCCATAGCGGCTTAGGAAAAGATGCCGCCTACAACCTCGCCATTGATGCCGATGACGCTAAGGTTGACAGAGCGCTGGCCTATAAATACCCTTCGACCGAATACGTCCATAAGGGCATGCCGGTCAAAGGCGTAGATATGGGCAGCCTGTACGTTTATCCTGATGGCTCCAGAGTAACTGTCAACGGCCTTGAGGGTAAGGGGCTGGGGGTCGCCATGAAATATGGTGCCACTCATGCCGTAATTATCTATGACAAGGGTGACGCAGCCGATGGGTCCGCCTGGAATATCGGTGTTGGCGGCGGCGGCTCGTTCGTCCTGGATGCCGCTGGCAAAATGATGGCCGCACCAAATGGTGGATTTGGTTACGGTGAAGCCCACGCCATTAATTCTGAACTACCGGCGATGGTGATCAGATGTTTTAGGGCTGAATAAATATAAGGCGCAGAACCCCGAATTTCAACCGAAAGGGCGGCGCTACCGGAAAGATGCGCCTGGATACGCACCGGTAGAGAGCCAGGTCATGCCGCCCTAACAAACGGAAGGACCAGCGATGCCAGATTTATCGAGGCCAGGATTTATGAGGGAATGCACCGCTGGGGATAGCAAGGAAGCACAGAAGGGTTGTATATTCTTTGAACGAGATCGCGACGGGAAGTGCATGAATCAAAGGTTTTCAGAATTTTGCCCGTACTACGATACTCTGACAGGTAAGGAAACGACATATGCGGATACTTGCAATTGATCCAGGAAACATAGAGTCTGCTTGGGTTTTATTCCAAAAGGAAAAGCTTAGCTTGAGGGAAGGCGTTATGTTTAAGATATTCAGTTGCGGCAAAGAGCTTAACGACGAGGTTCTCGACAAGCTTGCATATGAAATGTCCTACGACGCACTCGCGATGGAAGAGATCGTGGCCTATGGGAAGTGGTCTGGCAGGGAGATTACTGACTCTGCATTTTGGTCAGGTAGATTCTGTCAGGCGTCCACAGCACCATTCACCATGATTAATAGATCAAAGGTTAGGTGGCACCTGGGTGGACAGAAAAAGGTAACCGACGCCACAATAATTGAGAGATTGATCGAGAGGTTTTGTCCCGGGCTTTATTCTAAATACAAGGCCGGAGATCTAACGAAAATGAAAATGATAAACGCCTCTCGCGATGAATACTTCGAAAATTTTCATGACGATATATGGCAGGCATTCGCATTAGGCGTTACCTGGTATGATCTAAACGTCCACTAAAGGGGGAAGTATATGCTAAGATTCAAAGCAATTAAGGAATTCGCAGATACATTAAGCGATTCGCTCGCGGCGAAGGCCGGTAACCTTGTATTCCCGCCGCCGTACGAAACTGTGCTTAAGACTGATTCTGTCCTGGAGATCTTCTATCCGAGGGGTTGCGCTGCGCTGTCAAATTATATCCGTGACAATCATGACTTTCTTGTGCCGCCAGGCGTGCTTGAGACAATTACGTTTAGCCACCTTCTCGATATTGTCAACGGTCCCAAGGATCTACTTGGGTGTATACCGCCTGAATTCGATCCGGTCACTCACTTCCAAACAACCGATACCGGTATTGAAATTACCCCATACAAAGAGCCTGAATATCTTGACGGCGGGTTCGTTAACCCGTTATGGGTAAAGGACAAACTTCACGATGAAAGTCGAGACATCATGGTGAAGAAGAACCATGATTATCGGGGCGGCTCGAATGATCCGTATGCAAATTTCAGAGGCTCAAGGGAGTTCGACATTCATCCAGTTATCGGTATCCTTCTTCGGTGCCAGGATAAATTCAAGCGCATTAAAACCTTCGTCGAGAAGGGTGAGCTTATGGTTAAGGACGAGAGCATTAAAGATGCAGTTCTTGACGTCCACAATTACATGGATCTAATCTACGGGCTTATCAAAGAGGCCCAGGAAGGCGGGAGCAATGTCAGCAAATAGACGCGAGAGGGTGCCGGAGCCTGAAGGCTGCGATAGATGCACAAACAAAACCTGCCTGATGCCAGGTCCTCGCTATGGTATGCCGTGTGACCTTGTTGAGAATTGGCTCAAGGCCAAGGAGAAGGGGTCAAGCGTTTCAAGGGAGCATATACTTCTTGTTGGAAACGAGTCGTTCATCGACAAGCTTGCCTTCGATGCCCAGCCGGAGCCGGAGCCTGCCAGCTTAGACCACTTCGGGATAAAGTCACTCGACGACTTTAAGTTGACCGACAAACAGCGTGAAGCGATAAAGATGTTTTTCTATGACAGCAAGAGGGTATCTCAAATAGCCTCAGAACTCAAGATATCCAGCGAGGCCGTACTCGACCGGATAGAGCATGGTAAATCGAGGATCGAAAAGCAATTAAATCGCACTGTGCTATTCAATAATTACCTACAGGGACAGCTTATCGACGACATCTTTAGGGGTACGATAAAGAATTCTATGCTTGCAAAGTATATCCTTGAAGCCTATTTCATAGAGTGCCTTCCTGCCGGAGAGATAGTTGAGAGGCTGCAAGAGTCAAGCCTGTCAACAACTCTCGGGGTTGTATACAAATATGTCAATACGGTGAAGGAATTCCTTGAGCCGATGGTATCTGGAGAGCACAAGAAAGCCTTGACAAATTTTTCTTATTAAAGCACTTATTTTATTAACCCGCCCAAGCCTGTATTATACAGCAAGGGGCGAAGCGGAACCTCTTAGAACAATACGCCGCACAAACTTTTAATAGGCGGGATATGGCTTATACTTACGAGTGCATAAAAAAGAAACATAGATTTTACACAACGCTAAGAGTACCAAACCCTAAAATTTATCCTTGTGAAAAATGCTGGACAAAAGGCGTAAAGGAAATCAAAATCAAAAATAAATTTGCTACCGGCCTAAAATACAAGGGGATTGGAGACGCATGAAAGCATTAAAAGTCTTACTACTATCTTGCCTTATCGTCATATTCGGTGCCTGCGCTGCTAACCGTCAGGTCCAGGAGCCTCAACCGGCCACGCCCCACGAGGTGGATATTGTCGTTACAATCGACGAGGCTGGCTGCACCTTCATTGAGCCGACGCTCGACGAGAAACTTCTGCACCCTGAATTCGCCGGTCTGCCGAGGGTCTCAAACCTGTCATGGATAATGGGGGATCATGGGTATATCAAAATTTTCTCCGGCCTGTCGGTTGCCGACGTTACCCGTATGTGGAACGACTTCACAATATTCGAATGGCTGGGACTCGAAGATGTTACCATATTTCTGAACTCACCTGGCGGCGACGCTTTCTCCGGCCTTGCACTATCGAATTGGATATTGAAGTTCAGGGAGCGTGGCATGGTTATCAACATCAAGGCGTCCGGTATCGTCGCCTCAGCGGCTGTGCCTATACTCGCCGTGGGATCTCACCGAGAGGCCCTTAAAGGGACGATCTTTATGGTACATGAGGCTGCCCTATGGAAGTGGCCTGGTCGTGAAACGGCGAGCGATATACGCAGCCAGAACGAGCTTATGAGGATACTGCGAAATGAATATCTCGGGATATTGGCCGACCATACCAAAACGCCGTTCAGCGAGTGGGAAGAAATGGAAGGCCGCACTACCTGGTTCAATAAAAAGACGGCTCTCGAACTTGGTTTAATCGACGGATAAAAACTATCGGGGGATAGTAATGGTATCATATTTCAAGGATCAAAAATGGACATCTCCGAAGTACCAGGAATTCATAACTCGCCAGGGCGCTTGCTTTAGATGTGGAAGCGCACGCCTGCCTGGTGAACGACTGCACCCGCACCACGAGCGCATTGGTGGACTCGGCGGGACAGCCCTAAAACCATCTGATGTTTTTCTCCTACCGATATGCGGTGAGTGCCATAATATTAGGCACTCTACCGCATTCGTTACTTTGGCTGACTTTTTCAAAGATGAAAACCATGGATGGAACGCAGATGTCAGGAAAGAAATGACCAAGGCCCGTCTCTATGCTGCCATGCTCTGGTATCTTAGCTCATTCTTAACATCGACAAAAATACAGGTGGTGAAATAATGGCCGAACATATCAAAAAAAGAAAAGATAAGTCCTCGACGCCTGAGTTCAGGGCGCATTGGGAAGAGACGTTTGGGGGTAAAGATGCTAATATTCAAAATGAAACTGATCGACACGAACGCCGAAGCGGCGGCAAGGCCGATAATGGAAAGGATAGTTGAGCTTAACTATAACGGTCCTGAGGACAGGCCAGCCGTCGTGAATGTCATCACTCAGGCGTTCACTGAATTTAAAAATCTGATATCTCAGTTGTTAAGAGTATCCATTTAGGACCAAAATTAAACAAGGGGGATTATATTAATGGCAGACAAGAAACCGCAAAATCAGAGCCAATTGGCTCTCGGCAAGGGATTCGATCCAGAGTATATCATTAAGTTTGGCAACCCGTCATTTCGGAAGGGACAAAACTTCACGGTGCGCGATGGCATAAAGCACGCCACCCTGAGTGACAGGATCGGAGACACAATCGGTTTGGCAGATGTCCAGGGCAATATTGTCGGCACCGGCATACTGACCAATGTCACTGTATGCTCGTTGATCGAGATACCGGACTTCGTGCTGAAGAATGAGCATGATCTCGACTGCGTGAAGCCGATCGGCCTGATGCACGTTCTTCAGGTTGTTTATGACCGAAAATTTTTGCCGCAGGATGTAGTTACCTGCGTGGGATTCAATCTACTGTGAAGAAACTAACTCCACAACAACTCGTATTTTGTAACAACATTCTACAGGTGGGGCAGGACGGCCTTAAGTCTATGAAGAGTTACGAGGCTTACCAGCTTGCTTATCCTTCGGCGTCCAAAAATGCAGCCAAGTCAGGTGCCTCACGGACGCTGAAGCTGCCCCACGTTGTTGAATACCTTGCCCAGCAACGTGGTGCCTTCGAGAAGGAGACAGCGGAGAGGGTTGCTATTACCAAGGATCGGATACTCCAGGAAGAGGGTACCATAGCGTTCCACGATATAGGCCAGCTATTCGATCCTGATACCGGAGAGCTATGCAATATCCACGAACTGCCTGAAGATGTTCGCAGGGCCATCGCTTCGGTTGAGGTTATCGAGACAACCGTATCCGGAGTGAAGACCAAAAAGCTGAAGATCAAACTGAATGACAAGGGTGGCAGCCTGAACCGTCTTGAGAAGTGCTTTGGGATGCAGAGAGAGGCGCTTGACGTCGATGCGGTCATCACCGTCAAGGGACTCCTGGAAGAGATCGACGGGACCACCAGGGGGAAGCTGCCGATAGAAATGGAATAGAGGGGGATCTATGCCAGATATCGAAGCCACGAGGATCGGAGAAACGCCGGTCGGTAAATGTCCAGAGTGCGGTGAGTGGTGCGCCCTCGACGAAATCGTCGGAAAGCCTCACCTGTATGAGCTTGAGCATTGCAGTAAAAGATATGCACTGTGCGCGAAGCCAGAAGGGGGGAAATCAAAATGAAAACAAAAGAGACGTTTTATTATATACCTACGTTTGGAAGCCATACCACGAAAGTCTTTGCCGGTACCATACCAGGACAGCATGGGGTTCACGAGGTCGAGAACACCAGGTATTTTATAGGATTCCTGGATAACATATGGAGAATTAAAGACAGAGACGTCAATCCGTACATATTGCCCCTGCTTCTCTTGGCCACTATCATCGCCGGAATTATCTTTTTTTAAAATAGTGGTTAACAAAACACGAATAGTATGTTATAATGTTTTTAGATTGAGAAATAAATTATAACATAGTGGGGGGGGGAAAATGATTGAAACTAATCAACGACAGGACCTCGAAGCCTTCAGGAAAATGTGTACAAGGTGGGAGAAGCATGGTACGGGCCGGAAGTGTGTGGCAGCGTGCGAAAAGCTTGATGGAGATCGCTGCTCTGCTTATTCTCGGCCTTATGCCAGGTTCAGGGTTGGCGGCTGCGCTCTATGTTCTATACCGCCTGAGACGGTTAAACGCACCAAGCAAACTGTAAATGCCCTGAAGGCTTCCAAGCGTGCAGCGAGGGGGAACTGATGGGCGGCGGTACGATGGCGACTCCAGAGGAATACCAGCGGGAGAAGAATCGACTGGCTCGCGATGCCCTCGACAAGGTTGCTGTACATCCTGGACCAATGATATTTTGCGACGCCAAGCTTGATGATGCAGAAGATTATGATTTGAGGCCGTGGAAGGTTTGGCGAACCAAGCCGACGACCGCAACGGGAATATTTAATGTCAGGGCCTATGTCGAGGCCAACACTATCCATAAGTCCACCGACCTTGATATCAGCGACATCCTCAAGGGTGCAGAGTGGCCTTCCATAGATCGGGGGATCAGATGGACAAACCTAATAATCCTAACAGCGACGGCTCTATTCATGGCGGCGATAGGACTCATGTAGGCCTCAGTGAGTCCTCACAAGAAAGTGCTTCTGTGGGTAAATCGGGCAGTTACAGCGTCACGTTTCGAAAACGAACCACAAACGAATTGAGAAAAGGGGTCATCCAGGTAAACCAGGGTGAACTGAGGGGTATCATGGACACCTTCTACGGGTACGGCTGGGGATTAATCAAAATCAAAAAGGTCGGGGGGATAAAGAAGGGTTTGGTATAGAGTGAAAAATGACTTGACAACCATATTAGGTACCAGGGCATTTAACGACATTTGCTGTTTGCGAATGCCGAATGAAGACCTCGCAAGGATCATTGAGGCGGCCGTAGAGCAACTTTATTTGAATGGTGGGCCTGACATACGCCTTGCCGTGAGAAAGCCCCTGGAAGAGCTTCTCAGTAAGCCAAAACAGCAAAAGAAAGACGATCCTGTGAATGATCACGGGAGATGGTGGAAGATGGTGCCATGAAGACTAAACCTGACCTGAACGGAAAATACAGATGGTGGGCTTTCGAGCTTTCCTTGTGGGGTCTGGTTTTTTTATATGGAATTCTCAGGGTGGTTTCGTGGTTCGAGCCACGGAAGGTACCAAAAAGGACCATTAAAGCGCCTCAAAAGCGCTTAATGCGTCATTAAAGGTACATTATAGTGAATAATCGGGCTATGCCCACGGGATAGGAAAGGATGGGCAATGGAGCCTACTGTTACGGACGAGGTGAGGGTTGCTGCTATTCGATCGATGTTGATCGAGGCCGAGAATCAAATTCGAAAATGCAATAAGATCCTGGACTTTATGATAGACAGCAAGACTGCAGACGAAACGGCTGCTGAATATATCAAGGCCCAGGACGTCTGTGAGGACTGAGGGTAAGATTTCCGGCCAGGTGGCCGAGAAACTTTCTTAAACAGGAAAATAGGGGGATATAAGAAAATGAGAATCGCAATAATCGACGGGATGGTTTATGATATCGATGACAGCCTGATGGATAAGCTGTCCAAGTTCTTTGACGCCAGCCCGAGGGCAGAGAGGGTCGGAGCAGTGATCAGCACTCATAATGGTCCAAGTTCGAAAAGGCTCTACTTTACGAATGAAAAGCGCCAGGAGCTTGAGGATAAGATCGAAGAGCTTGAGCGCGACGCCGGAGCCTTCGAGCAAATGTGCAGCGAATGCGTGATAGGCCATAATGAGCATATTGATGCACTCGGGAAGGAGATAGAAAGGCTCACCCGGGACAATGAGTGTAAGGAGTGTGGCGATTGTTGCGAGTGCGGAGACGAACTGAACCTGACAGCCCAGGAAGAAATCGCCCTGTTAAAGGTCCGTGTAGTTGAGCTTGAGACAGAGGGCCTCGCCAAGCTTGAAGAATTGGAAGGTATGGTCAGGTCATTAGAAAGGGACTATGACGCTAATGCAGAGAGCGCCATTCATGTAGAGAGCGTCATTCAGGAGATCGACGACCTGAGGGAAGAGAACTCCGAGAAGGGCCTTCTTATCAGTAGGCTTACCAGCCAGAACAGGGCCTATATTTCAGCCCTCGAAGTAAAGGATGGGATCATAACGGCCAAACTGAATGAAATCGAAAGGCTGAAGAGCCGCCTCAGCGAACTTGAGGATGTTATCAAGCAGGCCGAGACAGCCGACCATTCCCAGGCGAAATGGGTACGGGAGCAATACTACAAGGTCCAGAGTTATGTCCTTAGGGAAAACCTTCATGCCGGTCACCACGACGACTCTACCCACGCCGACATTATTATCTCCGAGCACGCATTCCAGGCACGATATGGAAAGAATATGGCACTGAGGGCGCAGGCTGCCGAGGACGAGCTTCTGGCTTTGAAGAGGCAGATCTTGTGGGCCGACGAGTGTGGCCTCACCCTTGCAGAGCTTATGGACTCCTACGAACGGATGGGGCTGAAAATGAGCGTGATAAATAGTGGTGGATTCTAACAAGAAAGGGGTATGCGATATGGACGTTAGCATGATTATTGATATAGGCTTCACAACAAAGGACAATTTCGGTCCTCAGCTTACCTGGCGCGAGTGGTGTATAGACGCCGAATTCAGGTCGGGCGAAGGGTACTTTGACATCGCGTTCAGGCTGTTAGGTCTCAAATTTCAGTTCGGGCTTGATTGGTAATGGTCCATAGTGAAGGGGGATGCTATGTATGAATTAATTGCTGGTGCTATCCAGGGCCTGTCACAATTGTCCGTCGTGCTTCTGGCTTCGACTGCTGTGCTGTTTACGGTTAGCGAGTTAAGCCTCAGGGAAATAGGATATGTGCTAATTGGTGTGGCCGCTGCCTTCCTGAACGTATTATTATGGTATGCCTGAAGGGGTAAAAGGGGTCAAAATGGCTATCGTTTGGTAACTTTTTTTCAAACAAAAGGGACCTGCTCCAAATGAAAAGGGCGGTATCTCTGATGAATCATTGAGAATACCGCCCTCTTCGTTTGATGTTAACCGGCTCTTTACTCGCTAACCGAGGTTGATACCGTTCTTTCTGGCAAGATTATCCACTATATCCCTGACCTGTCTCAGGGTGTATTCGATGGCGTTCTTTTTACAGTTGTCCCATGGCGGTAGGTCGAACTCACCCTTATTCATGCGGGAGAGTTCAGCGAGTTCTTCGGCTAACAACTCAAGGTCGTTCGGAGCGTCAAGGCCAGTGTTCTCAATTTCAAGTTTAACCGTCTTGCATTTTGTGATTGTGTGCATGGTATATCCTTTCAGTTTGAGGTTAGACAGCTTTGATGCCGGTGATTTCTTCGAGGAACTTAGGCTCCTGATTTTTCTTCGGCATGATCATAGTATAGTTTATTTTCTTTTCGAGGTCAACTATTTTCTTATAATTCTCAGGTGCCAGGACAGCGGCTACCTGAAGATCTTTAACTGAGGCCATAATGCAGAATTGGCAGCTTAATCTTTCCATACCCATGTGGTATGCCCAGTGGACGGCTTCGCCATGATCCAAGATCTCAGCGTAGACTTCTTCTTCAGTCCAGTTGTGGATAGGGCTATAATCGTACCACTCGCGCCCAGCCTTGCTGTTACGTTTGTTAAAGGCGAACACCTTCCCTTTTGCGCGACCAGGAGACTCTTCTGCGCGGAGACCCATGCAGTTGACGATCAGGCCGTCCAGATCGTTGTCTTTTATATGGTGCCTGACTGCCTTCGTGATAGGGTCTCTCTTAAGGTCGCTGGTGCATTGACGATATTTGGGACTCGGGAACATACCGCGACGTTCAACCATATCAAAGAAGGTCTTGCCAGCGACAACCATTCTACAATCAAGATCAGCACAGGTATCGGTGACGAGATCCCAGCAACCGTCCCAATCTACGCCAGGCAGGTCAGCGTGGATTACCAGGAGTTGAGAAGCCGGTACCAGGCGTCGGAGTTTAATGGTCATGGCTTGGCTATCTTTTCCGCCGCTGTGATTGACGATGAAGAGAGCGCCTCTGTTTATCAGGTCGGTGATTTCTTTTGGTGCGGTATAGTCGGCCATGTAGTTGATCTCCCTTAAAATTTGTTCTTGTTTTTTGTTTATAAACAAATTTTACCACGAATGAAAATTAATGTCAACACTTTTTTATGGGGTACAAAGCCAAAGGGGGGGATGATGCCAGTAATATCGACCGAGGGAATATATTTTATGGGTCAGTCATTCAGGCGAGTGGTGCGGGTACTCGCTGATGGCTATTTTCATATCAGGCTGCCGCATGCTGTACAAAATCACTACGATATTAAAGAGGTCAGAGAGAAGACCCTGGATGAAGCTATGCGGGAGTGGAAGCGCATATGCGGTGAATACCAGGACTCAGTGACCACCAGCCGGAAGGTTATCATTTATGAGATCCAGGGCGACAACCACTTCGCCCATGGGTGCCAGATATCCTTAGCAGCCCAGGTCTTCAATGAATTCAAGGTCGTAAGCCCGTCCTGCGATATCAGATATCGCTATGAGAAGGTTGACCATGAAGAAGATCTGCCTATCCAGATCCGGTATGGTGGCCTAAAACCGAGACCTGGTGACCAGGAGACGGAATGTATCCTTGAGTGGAGCCAGGAGCGCCATGATTTCTTCGTCGGCCTCGCGGTGGCCATGGAAGGGTTGAAGAAGAAGCTGATGTTACTCGGCAACGATCGTGAAATCCTGGAAGCTGCCATCGCCGATAGGTATGAATTGCTGACAGTATAATTTATTTGTGACAACATAAAATAACCCTGACATCCTCGCTATGTCAGAGGCTATCTATCCAGGGGGGATACCTGTTTACAGGGTCTCCCCTTTTGCGCTCACAGAGGGGGATTAATTGCTAAACCTATCGAATACAAGCGCCCGGGTACAGGAGACCGTTGACGACGAGATACAGGACCTCGATGAACTGAGGAAGATCCTGAAATCTCAGCGTAAACGGCTCGATAGTTTGTATTGGATCAAGGATGCCTACGGCGAGCGTATCAAGTTCCAGATGAACTTCTCGCAGAAGAACCTGTATCTCGGGCTATGGTACTTCAACAATGTGCTTAAGGCACGCCAGGTGGGGATCACCACGTTCAGTTGTATCTTCGGCCTTGACCTGTGTATGTTCAATTCGAACACTCAGGCGCTTATCGTGGCTCATAACAAGGACGATGCCGAGGAATTCTTTCACCAGAAGGTGAAATATGCCTACGATCAGCTACCACCAGCCCTGAAAGCTGCGAGGCCGGTCGATACCAAGAGGGCCAATAGGTTACGCTTCGATAATGGTTCGAGTATCAGGGTGGCGACCTCAGGGCGCTCAGGCACGTTTCAGTTTATTCACATATCTGAGTTCGGAAAGATATGCGCGAAGTACCCCGAGAAGGCCAAGGAAATAGTCTCCGGTACCCTCAACGCTATCCACCCAGGTATGATCGTTGTTATCGAGTCCACCGCTGAAGGTCGAGAGGGTTTCTTTTACGACTATTGCGAGGTGGGCAAGAAGCTAAAGGACGAGGGCGCAAAGCTGACAGCCCTTGACCCTAAGTTCTTTTTCTTTCCATGGTGGAAGAACCCGCTGAATGTGTTGGAGCCTGAGGGGGTAACACTCTATGCTCACAATCTTAAATACTTTGAGGATCTCGAACTTAAACATGGTATCAAGCTCAGTCCACGGCGAAGAGCATGGTACGCTAAGAAGCTGGCCCAAATGGGTCAGGACCTCATGTGGCAGGAACATCCCTCTATACCTGAGGAAGCCTTCTATGCTGCTATCGAGGGAGCTTACTTCAAAGAGCAGATCAGGAAGCTCCGGCGTGAGAAGCGGATATGCGCTGTGCCTTACAACCCTGCCTATCTCGTCGATACCTGGTGGGATCTTGGGTACAACGACATAAACGCCATATGGTTCACACAGAACGTAGGGCGAGAGCTTCACGTTATCAACTATTACGAAAACTCAGGTGAGGGCCTGCTGCATTACATCTCGAAGCTTAATGAGATGAAGGAAGAGCTTGAATACCGGTATGGGAGCCATACAGCGCCGCATGATATCTTGGTCCACGAGTACACCAGCGGAAAGACCAGGAAGGCGTTCGCCAGGGAATCTGGCCTGATATTCAAGGTCTGCCCGAGAACGTCCAAAGACGCACAGATAGAGGCGTCGCGGCGTTTCCTTAACATCGTACTCATAGACGAGGTACTCTGCGACAGGGGTATCAAATGTCTTGAGTCATACCGGAAGGAATGGGATGAAAAGAAAGGCACTTATAAAAACAACCCTTATCACGATTGGGCTTCTAATGGAGCCGATGCTTGGCATACTATGTCCATAGCCCATAAGTGGGCCGCCAACGCTGCACAGTTGGCAGACGCAATGGAAGCCAGGGCGAGTAGGCACGCCGAGAAAAAAGATAAGAAGGGGTGGACATAATGGTTATACAAGAATTTGCATTCAGCGGTACAAAGGCGCAGGCAGATCCGCACAAATGCCGACGAATTGACAAGAAGGAAGACACAGAATGCTCCGGTGGCGTCAGGGCATGGCCCTATGGTTTCTTTCCGAAACCTTGTGGGCCTGAGCCAAGGCCGGTACATCCTGGTTTTAAACCCAACACCCAAGGCGAGAAGGTGATCTAATATGGCAGGTGCAATTGATATGGGACCGAAGGGTGAGGGCCTTGTACGTTTCGTTGGCAATGAAGAGATAGAGGCCAAGGAAGCCGCGAAGATGGCTGCTGAGAAAGAGCAAAACAGCGTGCTTAATCTCGGGTTGTCCGGCCACCTTCTGAAGAAGTGGGAAAAGGCCAAGATCAATAAGTGGTCGATCGAGGAGAAGCTGTTGGTATCCAAGCGGATGCGGAAGGGTAAATATAACCCTGAAGACCTCGCTCAGATAGAGAAGTTTGGCGGCTCCAATATATTCATGATGATAACCAACGTGAAGTGTAGGGCTATCGAGTCATGGGTCAAGGACGTAATGCTCCCGTCCGGCGAGAAGCCCTGGACCATAGACCCAACGCCTGTTCCAGATCTCGGTGTTGATATCGAGAGGGCCATCGCAGCCCAGGTAGAGACCGAGGCGAAAGAGATCATGATGTCTCAGGGTATCCAGACGGTTAACCTTGATATGATCGAAGAGCGAATTGACGAGATCCGTGAAGACATAAAGCGCGACCTGATGCAGAAGGCCGTAAAGCAGACGATACAGATGGAAGACAGCCTCGAAGATGATCTCGTTGAGGGTGGTTTCTATGAAGCGTTCAGTGACTTCATTAAAGACTTCGCGACATACCAGACAGCCTTTATCAAAGGGCCTGTCATCCGTATGCGTGACGTTCTGAAATGGGAGAACGATCCGGTAAACCCAGGTTTAAAAACTCCTGTCGTCAGGAAGGTACTGAAGAGGGAATGGAATAGGGTATCTCCATTTGATATGTACCCAGGCCCTTCATCTAAAAACCTGAACGACGGCTACCTCTGTGAACGTATGCGTATCAGGCCCTCAGAGCTAATGGCCTTCAGGAACGTACCTGGCTTCAGCGCTCCGTCTATTGATATGATCCTAAGCCAGCACCGTATGGGACATCTTCGCAATTGGCTATGGACGGATCAGGAGCGTGCCAATCTTGATGATCGTCCGAATGAACTTGAGGATACCGGCGACGTTATCGAGGTCGTATGCTTCAATGGCCCTGTGCAGGGCAAGCTTCTGAAGGAGTGGGGGATTAAAGAGGACATCCAGGACGCCTTCGATTACGAGGTAATAGCATGGCTGGTCGATAGCTATGTTATTATGGCCCGTATCAATAGACACCCGCTTGGTGGGCGCAATTATTATGGGGCTTCCTTCGAGGTCAACCCTGATTCTATATGGGGGTTGTCACCGCCCGAGCTACTTGAAGACTGCCAGCGTATATGTAACGCCGCCGCCCGGGCTGTCGTGAATAACATGGCTATCGCTTCAGGCCCTCAGGTAGAGGTGCATGAAGATAGGGTCGATCCCAAAGAGGATATCGAGGACATCTACCCATGGAAGGTATGGAAAACCAAGAGTGATGAACTCGGTAAAGGCACGCAGGCTGTGTATTTCCACCAGCCAAATGCCATGACCCAGGAGTTACTGCTGGTCTACGATCAATTCTTTAAACAGGCTGGCGAACAGTTGGGAGTCCCTGCCTATGAGCATGGCTCCCCTCAGGTCGGCGGTGCTGGCAAAACAGCCCATGGCCTGTCGATGCTTATGAGCGCTTCCTCGAAGATCATGAAGGATGCCATAGGCAACATAGACAAGACCATTATAAAGCCCATAATCAAGGAACTGTGGCTCAACAAGATGCAATACGACGAAGATTTTAACCGGAATAACAAGGGTGATATCGACGTCGTTGCACGAGCCTCTGAATACCTGGTCATCGCAGAGCAACTGCAGATCAGGCGTGCTGAGTTCCTTAGCATGACCATGAACCAGTTTGATATGCAGATCATAGGCATGGCTGGTCGTGCCAAGATCCTCAAGGAAGTGTTGAAAACCTTGAAGATGCCGGACGAGATTATCCCTGATGAAATGATAGACGCGATGGATGTCGCGCAGGGTGGTCCGGCACAACCAGGCGCTCCAGGCATGATGCCAGGTGGCGCTCCAGGGCAGCCAGGTGTACCGGAGATGGGTGGCACAGCCATTCCCAATGCTCCAGGTGCAATGGCTCCAAACCCAGGCGAACCAGGTGGGCCGCCAGGTGGCGCTCTACCCGAATTGAATAAGCCAGAGAATCTCTAAGAAAGGTGGTGTTACCATGAAGAAGAAAAAGAAAGCAGGCTGGAAGTCCGTCCGTGATCAGAAAGACGTATTGGGGTCCGAGAAGGGTGGAGACGACGGCCACAAAGTCGTTGAAAAATTCGGCAATAAGGGTGTGAAAAAATAATGTCAGATCCATCGACAACTCCCAAAGACGTAGAGGTGCCTAAGGTCGTGCCATTAAAGGAAACCTTCTGGCAGAAATTCAAACGCTCTCAAGCCGCCTCTGGCAGGCGTATGCGGAAGATCAAGGAGAAGCAAAGAGGTATCCGAGATCCTGCCAGGAGCCTGAGGAAATAACATGCCTGATAAAAAAATTTTATCGTCTTCCAGCCCTACATGGTATGGCGGGAAGGCAAAGAAGTCCAAGAAGAAGGTCAGGGCTGGCAGCTACGACAAAAAGAAGCGCAAGGGCTATGAGAAAATGCTCTCGGATGCTGGCAAGATCTAAGTTGTAAGGGGGGATAGGATGATAGATTATCCGGACAATAAAGTCGTTGAGTCTATGGCTCGTTTGCGCCACGATCCTGATTTTTCAAGGATCGTTGATTGGCTGGCAGACGAAGAAGAAAGTGTGGCAAGGCGTTCGATGGTTATGAACGACAAGGATTTTGTTAGGATGCAGGGTGCATACCTTACAATTAGTGAGATCCTCAGGGTCGTGAACGACGCAGCCGCCATCATAGATGCAGCACATGAGCGCAAGAAGCGCCCACGAAAACATATCCCCTAAAGGGGCTTGGAATAAGGGCTGAGGGCAACCCATGGCCTTTGCTCCAGGTTTAAAAACAACAAGGAGATTGCAATGAGTTGGAGAAACGAATTAACGGTAGGCATTATGCGTGCCGAAAGACTTTTTTATGGTACCGCCAATGGTGGTCTTGGGTCCGAGCTTTCAGTTACCGAGTTGGGCTACCTCGATGGTATCACGCCTGGTACAGCCGCTGCAAGCAAGGCCTTGATCCTTGATTCAAGCGCAGACATTACAAGCGGAATCAATGACTTTGCCGTTGATAACACCCTGACTGTCGGAGAGGACGACCTGGTATACGGCAAGCTTTACATCTACGGTGGTCCCGAGGCTGCTAACCAGGGTGGATTCATTCGCCTGTATACATCCGACGAGCATGATGCCGACGATGAATATTTCGCGGTAAATGTGACGTCCGCCCTTATGTGGATCGGTGCCGAGAATGATCTCGACCAGTTTATCATATACGGTTCAGCGGCTGCCAACGGAGCGTACGCCGGTACGATCAGGTCTACCGTAGCTGCCACGTTCGATGATGCAGTTGATATCGGGGGTGCGCTCGAAGTAACCGGTAATGCCGATGTACTCGGCGGGACAGTTCAGGTCGGTGTTGATGTCACAACCGATGGCGAGCTTATTGCATATGGTGGGTCTGGCTCCGTCGGTGGAAGTCTGAAGCTGTATAACAGCGCGGATGGCGACACCACCATTACCTACTACCTTTTCAGAGAGGACGGCCTCGGTGACCTTCAGATCGGTCCCGATACTGATCCGGACAGCCTCGTCTATGGTGCAGACAGGGATGCCTGGTTGTTTAACGGCGTCGCTCCGCAGGTTGAGCTTGGTACACAGGACACTGTGAAAGGTGGTCTGTATATCAACGCCGCCGACACCCTTGCTGGCGCTGAGATGCGGATGTACGTTCCCGCAGACGTTCCCGCACCAGAATATTACAAGTTCCTCGTGTCCGATGCCGGTGCTCTGACTATCGGGCCAGATACCGATCCAGACGCTTTGACCTACGACGCTGGGTGGCTGATACCATCCGGAAGCTCGTTTGATATAGTCGGAACATTCAATATCGGTGGTGTCGCTGTTACCGCAACTGCAGCCGAGTTGAACTTCCTGGCGTCCGCTACCGCTGGCACTCAGGTTGCTTCCAAGGCCGTCATCGCAGATGCCAATATTAATATCGGCGTGTCCAAAGTGACAGAACTCCATATCGGCGCTACCGGCTCTGAGACTCAGGTGACCGCAACTGGTGCCGAGTTGAATCTCAATGATAACCAGGCAGCGAGCGTGGCTTTCGCTCCTACCGGTGGGGCTGCGTCTGGTACGGTTACCACGACCTTCTCAGACGCAAACGGCGTGCAGATGGCTACGCCTTCTGCCTTTACCTTCTGGTTCTCCAGTGTCTCAACCGGCTTGGACTTCTTGCCGATTACGACTTCTGTTGTTGCCAATAAGGGAGCCGTTGACAAAGAGGGCGCTGTCGCTGGTGCCGATGTATTCCACGGTATTACCGATGCTGCCGGTGAGTTTGATGTCACCGTTACTGCCGCCGCCGATGACTATTACATGGTCATCCAGTTACCGAATGGCAAGCTGAATATCGCTTCCGTATTAACGATAACCTAAGATGCGTAGGGCCATAACGGTAAGGTCCTTAATTCATAGGCATATGCCGGACTATAATGGGGGGCTGAAATGCCCCTCATTGTTACCTTAGAATTTACAGGTAAACATCTCAGCACAGAATAACCTTAGCATACCCGTATGGGTAGATGCTAATTTTATGTTAACTTACAATTTACAAGGGGGATATTATGGCAGAAGGAATTGTTGGACCGAATGGTGCGCCGTTGAATACCGATGGCGCGAAAATGATTATGGGCGACGATCAGCTTCGGGCGAAACAGGCAGCCGAGGAAATTCGGGTTATCCTGGACGCATATGACGCAGAGCTTTTTCCCGTCATGATGCTGTCACCGAGGGGTGTCGTCGGCGTTACCGTTGACATCATTCCGAAACAACGCCCACAGATGCCGCAGGGTCCCGTCGCGACTGAAAACGTTAAGGAAGAAAAGGCACCCGCCGAAGACGGTGTGGTCACGCCCGACGAACCGGAAAGTGCGACGGTGTCCCAGGAAGACAGTGCTCCCAAAGCTGAAGTCGAACCGGACGTCGCCTAATGCCGCACGAACACAAAGACGATACCCTCGACGACCTGAAGTGGAAGGACGTTGATAATCTTGAATCGGTTATGAAGGGGCGGGTACGCCGCCTCTTCGATTCAAGGCACGCCTACACTCAGTTTATGTCGGCCATGGTCTTCGGATCGCTGGAAAAGATAGGGATGAAAATGAACCCTTCTATCACCGGCGAACAGGCTCAGAAGATCATGAGTGAAAAGGGTATCAAAATAGAGCCTCGTGGCAATTACCAGGGTGACGACATCTGGAGAGCAGGCACCTATATTTACAAAAACAATGAGATCGTGACCTTTATCGGTGGCGCACGACTCAATAAAATTGCAATGAAATGGGAAGCATGGGCAGCCAGCACAGTAATGGATGTAGCGGAGCGTGCATAGATACTGACGCGATGTTTATGTCTGGAAATATCATGGTCCCTCTGTACCGTTGGCCGTTGGGCCAGTGGGAGTTGGGCATGGTTGATCCGGCTGAGAATCTCAGAACAATGATGGGGGGCGCAGATGAAGGACAGGCTCGATCTTCTGATTGAAGCCCTTCTTCGCATTGCAAAATTTGCCGTAAAGATGCTTGATAAGGTTGCGAAGGGGGAACAACTTTGACGACAGATCCAAATTTAGGGTGCGGTAAGCCTACCAGGGAAGATGTAGAAACTCGCCTTGCTACGCAGCCAGCGCCCACGGGACACTATCAATTATTTCTCGAAGCCCTTAAGAAGGGTGTTTATTCCGGCGTCACAGGGGAGATCGCTAAGATCGCTCACGAGGCCGGAATAAGGCTTGAACGGGCAATTAAAATGCAAGCGGCTCAGATAGCGCTTCAAATATCAGAACAGGTTTCCATATCCTCAAATAGCAGGAAGATCACAATAGAACTTGAGATCCCTGATTTCGATGTTGATGGGATTGTAAGTGAAACCAAGCATGACCTGAAGTAACCTGTACCATTCTCTAACGACTCTGGTATAGTTGTAAATTGGACTCGCAAACGCCTCTCCAATAGGATTGGCGTTTTTTATTTTAATCCCATGTGGCAGCGGGAACACCTTTGAGAAGAAGGCTCCCAAGGCAACACGAGAACACCTTAGAGGATAAGGCTCTCGGAAAGGATCACGACTAATGGCGCAAAAGAAGAAGAAAGCCAAGATCACGAAAAAGGCAAGTGACGGAGTACCAAACAAGGTTGCACAGCAAGAGGCCGAAGCCGAGGAATTGCAACGGCGTCTCGCAGCCGGAGAGCCTCTTGAGGGCGAGAAGGTTAAAGATGTGACCGAGAACCCCGATGGGACATTCAGCGTTGATCCTGACGCGACTCCCGCAGCCGAAGAGCCTATTCCTGCTCCTGCTGCTGCCGCTGCGAGTGAGCCTGCACCGGCGAAAGAATTCCCAAGGGTTGACCCGGGAAGTGTTGATGTCACGCCTGCTGCACCCGCAGCCGGTGATGATGACCTGGCGAAGCTTCAAAGTAGGTTCGATGTCCTTGAAGGTAAGTACAACACTGAGATTGCCCGTTTGTCAACGGCGCTTCAGACATCTCAGAATATCATCGAACAGCAAGAGGCTCTCATTAAGAATATCCAGGCAGGCGGCGGCGCTGCGAATGAACCTGCAGCCGAGGCCACGACCTTTAAGAAGTTGAACCCTGACGACTATTCGAGCTATGGCTCCGAGATGGAGCAAATGGCGGCGACGGTCAATAACCTGATTGCAGAGAATCAGCGGCTTGTCACTCAGATCAAGACAGGCGGCTCCGCACCAGGGACTCAGGGGGAGAATGAGCGTATAGCCAAGGTCGAACAAACTGTCAAGAACTTGTCTGGTACCGTACAGATGTCAGCAAAGCAGTCATATTACGCCGCACTCGATAGCGCAATCGTCGATTCAAACAACCGGCCCGATTGGGAGAGAATTAACCATGATCCCAAGTTCGCCGAATGGCTGGCCCAGGATGAACCGCTGACCGGAATACCGCGCAAGGCTATTCTGTTAAAGGCCAATAAGGACCAGAATGCCGAGCGAGTGATCTCTATCTTCTCTGAATTTAAGCGCTCCCTGCAAGGCGGCCAGATGCCCAACACCTCGAATTCTGAAAGTGGCCTCGCAAGTCAGGCCCAACCAGGTACCGCCGCCGCAGCCGGTGACGAGATAGATAATGCACAGAACACGCAGGGCCTCGTAACCACCGAGATGTTTTTAAAGGCTAAGAATGATTACGTCCAGGGCCGTATCACTGAGACGCAGTTTGACGAAATTTCAGGAAACTATCAACGCTCCATAGCTAAGGGACAGATTCAGCCTTAAACCGCGAACCCCTTCCAGCTATGGATACAAACAATAAGGAAGGGTTAGAATTATGATTACTGCTGCTGCTGGGACTCCGCAATATAGTGGAATTTTCATTCCCGAGATTTGGTCGGGTAAGTTGCTTGTTAAATTTTATGCCGCCACCGTAATTGCCGGTATCACCAATACCGACTACGAGGGCGAGATCAAAGATAAGGGCGACGTCGTTAAGATTCGCCAGGTGCCGGACATCCAGATCCGCGACTACTCGAAGGGCCAGAATCTCGTGATTCAGCGTCCCGAGAGTTCGGTCGTTGAGTTTCCGATCGAGAAGGCGAAATATTTCAACTTCATCTGTGATGATATCGACAAACACCAGACCGATATCGCTCTGATGGACTCCTGGTCCGTCGATGCTTCCGAGCAGATGAAAATCGTCGTTGACGAAGAGTTCCTGGCCGACGTTTACGCCGACGCCCACTCTTCCAATAAGGGCCTGACCGCAGGCGCGAAAACTTCCGGCTACAACATGGGAGCCGCAGGCTCTCCGGTTGCCCTTACAAAGGTAAATATCCTTGACACATTGGTAGATGTAGGGAGTGTTTTGGATGAACAGAATGTCCCGTCCGACAGCCGGTCCATCGTACTGCCGCCCTTCGCGTGTGGTATGATTAAAAAGTCCGACCTGAAGGACGCCAGCCTCTCCGGTGACGGTACCAGTATGCTTCGGAATGGTCGTGTCGGCCAGGTCGATCGCTTCATGATCTACCACTCGAACTTGCTGACCGCAGTTTCCGATGGTGGTGGTGAGACCGCATGGCATATTATCGCCTGCCAGCGCCACGCCATCACGTTCGCCGCACAGATGACCAAGATGGAAAGCCTTCGGGCAGAGTCCACCTTCGGTACCCTGGTCCGTGGCCTGAACGTATACGATTATAATGTGCTGAAACCCACGGCACTCGTTGACCTGTATGTGTATAAGGCCAACTAAACCAGCTATCCCCCTGAGTCCCTGGCGTTGACGGCGGCTTGATAACCCGCAATAGTCAGGGACTCTAAACCAATAACCAGTTTCTAAGATTGTTAGGAGAAAATAAACATGGCTGATACTACCTATTGTTTCAAAGGAAAAGGTCCGGCGCTGCCTTACGATTCGATGTTCGCCGTACTGAAACGCAAAATCAATCTTCCCGCCCTGATATCCACCGACTACGGTAAGCTGGCCCTGGCCTCGGCACCGAATGTGTCCCTGTCCAGCTTCTCCGGCTTCGTACAGAACGATGTCCTGGAGCTTTTCGAAGTTCCCAAGGGTACCGTCATTGTCGGCTCCGGCTGCCGTGTATCGACCGCTGAGGGTGCCACCGCTGCCGCCGAGTTGGGTTTCGACTCCGCGACGCAGACCGCACTCGGTGTGGCCGCAACCGCTTCAGATCCGAATGCCTATGGCACCTTTGATTTGAATAGCGAGAAAACCCTGGCTATCCCGCAGATCGCGCTGGATGGTACGGTCGAGGGCTTCGGTGATTGTTATGTTACCGATGGCTCCATCGACTTAACCTTCACCACCAATGACACCTATGCCGCCGCAATATTCGACATATGGGTGACGGTCTTCAGGGCATATGAGGACACCGACGCTCAATAATAGTTTCTAAATGTAAACTATAATTTTAAAAGGTGGGGTCTCTCGGTGAGGCTCCACCTTTATTCAAAAAGGGGGAAACGATTATGCCGAGAACACTTCGTAGGTTTCGTGACCGCACGAAACCAAAGACAAAGTATCTTGTCCAGGAACGCGACGGTATGGATGACGTCGTTTATATTCACACAGACGACCTTGCTAAACGTGGTGATATGCACCCGATTTCAGAGGAAGAGGCCATGGAATTTTTAGGAGACCAATGGCCTGAATTCTACGAACAGGTGGCCGAAAATGGTGACGAAGCAACCGTCGCGCCAGAGGTACCCGTCGAAGAGACAGGAGCCGATGTCATTGCAGATCTCGCAGATGCAGTCCATGTAGAGACTGAGGACGACTTCATTCAGGTACCGGAGCCGATCGTACCCAAGACAGATCCGAAGAACGTCATTGGCGTTGACCGTGACACTGACCCTGAATGCCAGCTTATCGAGTCCTTCACCAAAAAGAACCAGGTCGAACACTATCTGCTTGCAACTCACCAGTTAGAGATAGATACCAAAGACCGCAAACTTCTTGAACTCAAAGAGGAAGCTATCTCTGCTGTAATTGCCAAGCGCCTTTAGGAGTAATTCATGGCGAGTAAAAATATTGCTGATTGGCAAACCGAGATAGGATATTACGTTAAAGGGCCTTCGACGACGCTCATGGATTGGGCTGCGCTTGAGGCCCTTCGTGATTTCTGCTCTCATACCGGCCTATGGCGCTATACCCTAACGCCTATTTCTATCGTTGCCGATACTGCCGAATACGACTTCACTGACATCGACACTGACGGGAAGAATGTCCTCGATGCGCTGATATGGGCAAAGTATAAACAGAACGGTGATGACGATGACCAGTATGTCGATCTTGAAATAATGGAGTTCGACAACGAGGAACTAAACAGGCGAGCCGCTTGGGAGTTCGAAGAATCAACCACTCCATTCGGAATCATGGTCACCAATGAAAAGAAATTCAGGGTATACCCAATACCGACAGTCGCCAGCGTTAGTGGTCTTTATCTTAAGGTCCAGGTAAAGCCAGCCACCGACGCAACAAAGGTGCCGCTGTTTTTGTACGATGATTACCATAAGGGTATAACCCATGGCGCTGTGTCAATCCTTCAGAACATGACCAATAAGCCATGGAGTAATAAAGACCAGGCGAAGGATAGCTGGAATCAATATCGTGCCATTCGTGAGAACGCAAAGGCCGACAGGCAGTATGGTCGTGCCGCCAGGGTGCTGAGGGTAAAGCCTCGCTTCTGGTCCGGCTCCAGGAGTAATTCTACCCTCAGGAGATTCTAATGGAAGGTTGGAGACGACAGGAACAACCGAAGGATGGTTTTACGCCATTCTCTTCTAATGTAGTGACTTACCAGGAACGTGCGCTGCTCCCCATGGGTACCTATTCTGTGAGCCAGAACACAAGGGATTATAGACCTGGACTGAAGAAGAGGGCTGGACTCGACCGCCTTGACATATACCCATACCTCGGTGACGTCGTAGACGTCCGGCCAGCATACAATGATCCGGCCAATGACGAAGGCACATTCGATTTCATGATTATAAATGGAATCAATCTTCCATTCTATCCTTCTATTGCTGCTTGCCAAACCGGTACCGCAGATATCACGGTTGATGCAGAAGATGACTCCGGTAATTATGGTCCTGGAGTATACACCACAGGAGATGGGACGGGGTGGGGTATGGGCCGGTTGGCTACCTCATACAATCTTAAACGATTTGCCGGATATACACCGACAGTGATCGCCGCCTCTATGTTTATCCTTCTCGTCGATAATCCATCCCTTGCTACGGGTGCCGCAGATTTTGGGCTTATGCTCTGCGAAGGTACCTGGCCGCCGCCAGATGTATGCTCCGACGATAAACCGGATTGGCGTGATACATTCAATGTAGGGAATGCCTGGTCAGACAGAAAGTCAATAACCATAGCCGAATATCTCGATGACTATATCGTAGAGATACCGTTCAACGCTGCTGGCATTGCGGCTATAAACGCCGAGATAGCGAATGATACAAATGTCCTCACTGTCGTTCAAAGAGAATATGATATTGAGTATTCCACCGATGATGATGGTCTTGGGTTTACGCTGGATACAGATGCTCACTATATCGAGCAGAGGATGGACAGATACTTCCCGTTCATAAGGCTCACGTTTGATGAAGCGCCTGCATGCACCTCTATATTTCAATACAACCAAATGAGATCCGGCAACCAGGAGATATTGGCATACTTCTCAAATGGTGACATCCTGACAGGTTATAATGACGGAGATACCGCAGTCACTGATTCGAGAACGTCTGCTACCGGTGGCGATAACAGTGGATATTATCCATGGAGCGACGGAACCCCTTCCTCTTCACGAGGTCGAGAATTATCAAGGGCTGGCGCACCATCGTATGATTCGAAGTGGGGAGATTTTGCATATAGGGTTGGCGGCCTGAGCGCCCAGCAAGATTGGGAGAATTGCCCGAGTCCAGAACCTACAATATCGAATTCGCCGCCATCGTGGGGAGTCCTCGATGACGTACTTATAATAGCTGACGGCCAGGGCTATGCAAAATTCTATGGTGGAGAAGCCGGACAGCCTGTAAAGGCCTCTATAGTAAGAGAGACAGACGCAACGGACACAGGAATATTCAATGACGAATGGGATGCCGATGGAATATCAGTTGACATCCCTTCTGGCTGGGCTGGCAATACATCTGCGTTCTACCTGTTCACTCCAATATGGGCAACAAGATTTCTTGTCACCATGACTTCTGCGAACTCTGGCTCTGGAGTCCTTGCCGTGTCAACATGGAATGGTGCAGCTTGGGCCGGAGTGGCTGAGGAAGACGTACTTGATGGAACCGAAGTAGCTGGCAGTACCTTGAAGCAGACGGGCCAGATAGATATATATCCCTCAGCGGTCGGGAAGCCAACTCGATTAAATGGGCTTACCGGCTATTGGCTGAAGTTCACGACAGACAGCGCGACGACATACGCAACATTCACAGTCAAGGCCCTATATGACTTTCAGGAGCTTACTAATATATGGGATGGTATCCTGGTTGACGCAGTTGAATCAAAATACTTTGACAATTCAGTTGGTGCCAGCGGTACCTATTTCACATATGCGAACACGGCTATAGATGTCAGTCTTATGACTTCGAGTGATTATGTTTATTTCTCGACATTCGACAAGCCTGAGCAATTATATTTTGATGTTGGATCTACCCCAAACTCGGGCGCTGTGATACCTACCCTTGCATTCGAATATTATGACGGTGATTCGTGGGTAACGTGGGACGTCGTTAAAGATAATACCAATGGATTGACGAGATCCGGCTTCGTTGTTATGGATTGGACAGATGTCGATCTATCTCAAAAGCAAGCATTCCAGGGAAGCTTATGGTCTTCCCATTGGTTCAGAATGTCTGTAAATCAAACAATGGGCGACGATATGCGGATATCGATTCAGTATTATCCGATATTGGACATCGCTGATTTTGGAACCAATACTGAGTGCATGGCCGTATGGAAGGAGAGGTGTGTCTATTCATTTGATAAATATCCTTCCTGGATCTATGTGACGAAAAATGGCACATTTAATGTGTTGAATGGAGATGATTACGCTGTACTCCAGGCAGGCGATGGACGCCGCCATTCAGTCGTAGCGATGCACAAATTCCATAATGAGTTGATGGTATGGCAGGAAGAGAAAGGTAAGGAAGGTGGCTGCCTGACGCTGTTTGAGGGGTATTCTCCGGCAACATTCGGAAAGCTTGTCCTCAGTTCTAAAATAGGGACCCTAAATGCTCAGTCGGTCGTAATTATCGACGGCGCTCTCGAAGCTTCCAGGACTGATTACAAGGCTGCGACAGTTGCCTATTTCATAAGCAATTACGGAATCTATATGTCAGACGGCCAAACGGTCGTTTCCATATCTGCTGCTATACAAAATTATTTTGATCCAGGTAGCTCTGAATGTATCAGGAATGGATACCAGGATAAGTGCTGGCTTGCACATGACCCAACTCACCAGGTTTTACGGATGGGCCTCGTTACCGGAAGCACCGCAACGGAGCCGAATATCTTTCCGGTATATGACCTAATCACAAGGCGCTGGTCGTTCGATGCCTATGGTGGATCTCGGGTTGTGCGCTGCATATCTGAAGTGAGTGGATCTTCGAGTTCAGCCGTACAGGTTATAGTTATGGCCGGTACCTCTGATGGCAAGATTTACAATGCCTCTTCAACAAACCTGAATGATGGTGGCGATACGGCTATAGATATGCAGGTAAGGATAGAGCTAAACGACGGCGGTAAGCTTCTCAACTTAAGCGAGGTGGCTGTCAGGCTGAAGCGCCAGGCACTCGGAAATTGCCTATTCACGGCGTATGAGAATGGTGTTCTCAATACGGAATACAGCAAGACGGTCGATATGACCGGTGGCAGCGATTATGTTGTAGGCGATGAAAATGTCGTCGAAAGGCTGATATTAGCTGTCAACCAGGAAGATATGATATCAATCAATTTCGGGAATGCTGTGATTGACCAGGATATGTATCTGTTTGATTTCTGGCTCGACGCAGATGCCCTGCAGAATAGATAATGGGCGACAATACAGACAGGCTGGACCCAAGCGCAACAAGGGATTCGAACTACTCAAGGAAGGGGATTAAGGAAGGGACATACCCCGAAGCCGCGAGGTCCGTCTCTGCGAAGTCAGTCTATAACAATGTTATAGACCAGATACCATGGTACAGCGAATTCAAGAGCGCAGGCCCTAAGCCGTCTCAGGCTATTCAAAGGGCTTATGAAGTTTATATGCGTCAGTCTGAATTCAAGAAGCCATATAAATCTGGCGGCTATACCGAGATGGAGACAAACGCAGATCCACCGCCAGGATACAGTAGCACTGCCTATGAAGGCCCAGGAGTACCGGATATAAACGAGCCTATAATTCCACCTGGCGGCGGCGGCGCTCCTGTCAGTGTCTCGTTTTTTGTTCAACTTGATAAGACCTATGAATACGGCGGCTTTTGCAGGGGTAACACTACGAATATAAGGCTATTCTGCCAGGAGCCAGTTTATGGGTATACAGCAACATTCACTGAGGCAGGGACTTCGGTCAATTATGTGAGTGGCTATGGAACTAATACCCTGATACTCCAGGTCGTAGCTGCGAATAATCAGTTTGGGTATTTCAGGTTAAACGTAGAGATGCGCTCCGTTGAGGGTCTGCAAGGTACCTCTGGAGTTATAATAAGAGAGGCGGTCTGCGAGGAATATTTCGTCCTCAGGATGCAAAGTGGTGCGGTAGATAACGTGACTGTTTGGGCCATGAGCGCTGGTGCGGTAGCTACGAATATACCGGACAATGCCGGTACAGGGGTGGTTGCATTTCCGGCTGCATATGCCGATATAGCAAATTGGCTGGCCAATTCGACATTGATATCTGTGAGCGCACTCGCTAATTTCTCAACGCCAGCTTGGGTATCTTCCGGCATTGATATTAGGAACCCGGGACAATACTACACGACGTCATGCAGTAGCAGCTATAATGCTTTTATTGGTGGCTCATGGCCTAAGGTCGAGATAGATACCTCAGTGTCTTCCGGCAGCAATGGTATTCCAGATTGCGAGACGATAAGCGGAGAGACGGATACCAAGCACAGGGAATATACCGCTTATATGACGGTTAACTGTCCGGCTGCGACAATTGATTCTTCTCCACTATGGAGACAGAGTTATGAGAAACAGGAATCATTTTATGCGAACGATCCCATAACCCAGATAGCTGTCTCGGCCAATCTCGTTTCTAAGACAATGGTATTCAGGACAGAGGCGCAGGGCGAAAGTTATTGGTATTGGCAAGAGGACGCAGATTATACAGCGCCGCCGCCGTTCGATTTGGGTAGCGGGAACTCATGGGCTTACCTCGACTATGAGTTCAACGTCTATGGCTCAATAGATCCGTCCAATCCGATCGTGACATATTACCATAAGTTTGATAATGTGGAAACTTGGGACGATAATTTTACAATAAAGGGATCGGTAACAAATTTTGCAAGGACAATCACATGGGAAGATTCGGTCCCGAGGAACGTAACCGCTATAAGGGCTGGCGGCAACAGTGTTTACGGAAGACACAGCGCAATTTTATACTATCTAACAGAGGTGTTGCAAGTCAGTGTTGGGAATGACACATACCAGGGTGGATCAATTGGCGGTGGCCTATTGGGCGGCTGGGAAACGAATGCAAACCTGTCGGTAGCCTACGAAACACCATTACTCGGCGTTCATGCAGCGCCGTCTTTTTCTGAAGATTACGCAGATAACCTTGACATATGCACAATGTCAAGGGACACTGATTTGGAAACAGCAATTAAAGCTCTATGGAATGAATGCCGGTCAGATTTATCGCTTGCAGATTCAGCCTTGATGACAGTCACCACCAGCTTATCTATTAGGCTATAGGAGATAATTATGGAAGGAATGTTTGACAACCAGATGGCTCCGGTAAAAAAACAGCCGAGTACAAATGCTGCCGTACCAATGAGTCCAAACTCAATACCGGCACCAAGTTCGTTCGGGGCAATGCCGACCTATAATTGGTCTCAGGGACATGAGGACCAGAGGCTTGCCCAAAAGAACGTGACGAACCCAAATTCATTGCAGGTTAATAATCCTGATTATTGGGATATGAGTGGAAGCTCAAAGATCTATAAAAAACCTGACGGTAGTTTCGCAGATAACTCCAGAGACGAACAACCACCCAATGAAAACGTTGACTTCAATATGGAAAACTGGATGAATGAGGTCAATAGGGATTGGGAGCGCAGTATGGCTGCCGAAGCGAGTCGCACAGCAGGATTCAATGCCGCAGAAGATAGACGCCTCGCGCAGATTCAGGCTGAAGAGGATGCGGCGTGGAATGCAGCAACTCAGGGCGGTAGCGGTGGAATGCGCGGTGGGTCTGCCGGTGGTGGTACTGGTGGAACGGCTTACGGTGGACCTGTCTTCTCTTACCCTGAATATAATAGCCCTGGTGAATTCCAATTTGGCGCTTCCCTCGATCTTCCAGACTACGAGCCGCCTGAATATGATGATGACAGAGAGCGTGCCGTCAGAGAGGAATACATCCAAACCAATAAGGGCGCACTGAGTAAAGCGGCGCAGTCTGCAATTCTTGGTAGCGCCAATGTGAATAACCCTCAGGCAAGAGGGCAGATAATCAAGGCGGCCCTGGAAGGCTTCGGGGATGCGCTCGGACAGACGACTCTTGCCGGTAGTAAAGAGGGCCGCAGGACCGCAGAGAGAGAACAGGCCACGGAGACCGGCATTTATCAGGCAAAGTTTCAGATCGAAAGCCAGCAAGCCATGGCTAAATATGACAAAGAAATGAAAGAAGACATTATGAATTGGGAGTTGCAGATGCAGCAAGCAGACAGGGATTACAGCGAACAGCTTTCGAACTGGAACTCGATGCCCAATGATTATAAAGCCGCTTCTATGCCTGGTGCCAATGTCAACAGGGGAACCGCAGGAAAGCCTACGAGGTACATATAATGAGCCAGATAAAAGACTATCTCGAACAAGGGAGAGCCGGTAAGGTTTATGATCCTAACCAGGGGCTGTACATGGACCCTGCGTCCGGCAAGGCATTCGTGCCTACCTTTACGAACGTGCAGAATTCAAACATCCAGGGCGAGGTTGAAAGTCAGATGGGCGGTGCCTCAAGGGTGCAGGCCGACCCATACCTTGTCAGCGATAAAGGCCAGGGTGCCATGCCTGGACCACAGGAGCCAGCCGGACCACTGAAGCCAGATGGAAGAGACCCATGGGCAATGGCCCAGGAGCATACGAAGTCACCTGAGTTTAAAAACGAGGTGTACAGGGAAATGTTCGGTCGAGATCCTCAATCTGGATTCAGGGACGAAGCTGAACGTAACAGGTTTTATGCTGGCCTTAAGAGCGCCAGGAATATTATAGTTGACCGGCTCAAATGGCAGATCGACCGCAAGGACAGACAGGAGAAGGAGTCACTCAAGAGTGCCGCCAAGAAAATGAGCCACAAAGAAATGATGGACTCCATAATCGAGCTTAAGGAAAAATATAAAACCATGCAGGACGAAGACGCTGCCGGATGGGAAATGCGATATGGCGGTAAGAGTCCAGAGGATATGGCAAAGCAAGAATTCCTTGACAATATAAAGCTTATGGAGTCCCTGTATTCTGACGTAGATAAAAAAGGCGGTTCAGGTATGCCTGGACGAGAGGAAAGCGGCGGCGCTATTGATATGGGTAAGCCTGAGCCGGATTCACCTAAGATTGATTTTAGAAAGCTCGAACCTGGTGACGCTGCGAAGGCTTATTCGTGGGCAACAAAAAAAGCTCAGGAGACAGGTGCAGATCCAAAGGCCCTGCTGCGCGGGATGACACAAGCAGACCTTGACGAAGCAACCGGAAAGAAACCCGCCGAGAGCAAGGCTCCGGCTAACAATAACAGCCTTAATGAGTATGATGATTTAGTAATGAGTTAAAAAAGAGGAAATAAAAAAATGGCAGACCCTAAGTACGGAGATTCAGCCATGCCGGTGAACCGTTTCAAATACGGTGACGACCTATCGGCATATAAGACTCAACCTTCACCCGCCGACGCTCCTGCGTCTTCAACCGGTGAAACGGTTGATCCTAATTACAAACCAACAGTTTTTGAGAGTATGTCCAACGACCAGTTCATTGACTTTCTTGTGGACAAGGCAGGGCCTGAGATGGATTTCGAGATGCAATTCCAGAAGGCCAAGCATTTCACAGATAGCCACAGGGAGAGGTACGCAGCATATGAGTCACAGCCTCAGTGGAAGAAGGACGTAGCACGCTCTCAGGGTGTACAGGACCTCTATAATATACTGCCAGAAGCCGGTGGCTTTAAGAAATTTATGGCCCTGGCCCAAGACATAAAGACCCGCATAACAGGCTCTGAGCAGGATAAATATCTATCCGAATTATTTGACAAGACAAAGCACGAACAGCTTGGTGCCGCAGCTATCGCAGAACTTCAGGAAAAATACGACATAAAAGAATTCCCAGGGAAAGAGCCTGGAGATCTTATATTCGATCAAGCCGTCCACGAAGGATTTAAGCAGGTTCAGTCTGGATATGATTGGACAGCCAGATCGGTGCGAGACCTTATCGTCAAAGAGTTTGAGCAGGGTACCGCGACTGACGATCTAATATCTGAAGACGCCAAAGCTCAAATGAGAATTGGTGATGCCTATATGGATAAACTACTTGATCCTACTCAAAGTTATCAAGAGAACACCTATCTCATGGGCAAAACGGAGAAGTTTATAAATGACTTCGTTCAGATGGGACCGCAGCTTCTCGGTCAGGTTGCCGCTGGCAGTATTGGCGGCTTCGCTGGTGGTGCGCTGTTTATGTTCCCTCAGATCTACGGAGCAAAATATCGCAGAGTCAGGGAACTCGGCGGGACCGTAGAGGATGCCGTGTTCTCCGGCCTTATAGATGGTGCCTTGCAGGGATCTCTTGAATCATTGAGCATGGGCTTCGCCCTGAGGGGTGTTCCTAAGAAATGGCTCGGTAATAGGTTTTTCAAGAGCGTAGCAGACAGGGTTGCAGCCGGTGGCTCAGAGATGGTTACTGAATATGTTCAATCATTCATTGACGATTTCACAGAGGCCATAGGTGATCCTGGATTTAAAGAAAAGTTTCAATCTAAAGATTGGGCCGGTAAGGTCAAATTAATAAAAGAAAGAATGGGGAGCGCCAGCGCCGCAGGCGTACACGAGGGCCTTGTGGCTGGTCTATGGGGGATGGTACTCGGTGGCGCTCATGCTGATTCAGAAGTTAGCAGACGCTTCGGAAAAGAAGTCGATGCAAGGGTTCAGGAAAGAATGGGTACCGCCGTCTCAGAGGATATCCTATCAAGGGCGGGTAAGGTGGCAAAGGCTGTACCACAGGAAGTCAAGGTCAGTGCAGATGCCAGGGAGATCCTCGACAACGCCGTGACCATCGTCGAGGGAGAGACTGCCAAAGCTGAGACCGCAGAGCGAATGGCTGCGATGCCTACCGACAGGGCTATCGAGGCTCCAGAGGGACTCGGCCAGCCGATTGTAGAAGGCGAGCCTGTAATGGCCGCCACCGATGCCGGAATCGCAACAGAGGGAGAGCTTGAAGTAGAACCAGAGGCTGCCGCACCAATGGCCGCCCGGGAAAGATTTCCAGGAACCATTTGGGACCTGAAGGGCGCTGAGAAGCCTACACCAGGTGGACCGGTATTACCGCCAGAGATCGAGGCCCTTAAGGACACGGACCCTGATGCCTATCAATTAGCGGTTGATATAGCGAAGACCAAGGAGACACCAAAAACTAAAGAGGCTCCGGCACCAAAAGCCAAAGAGGCTCCGGCGCTACTGAAGGAAAAAGGAAAGCTGTCATCTCGCGATAAGATCGAGCGCCTATGGTCCAGGATCGACGAAACCCAGCGCTCAAAGGTTAAGGATCTATACGACGGCAAGATCGGTGATATGGATGATTATACCACCTATCAGATGATGGCCGCAGATCTTGTCAGTAAGGGTGTTGATATAGCTGTGCAAAGTAGACCGACACTCGCTGAGTGGCGTGTTAATCCCCAGGTCCGTCCGGCTGGAGTTCAGAAGGGAATTGGCAAAAAAGTCTATATGCCTGGTGAAACCGGAAGGACCGCAAAACAGATTAATCGTGGCATAGATGTTGCATATGGGACCACCTTCGGAGAGGCCGCATATAACGAAGAGCTAAAACTCGCTGAGAGCCGTCAGGTTGAACGCAAGGTCGAAGGGAAGCCGGTAGCACCAAGAGAGGCGAGAACGTCTCGGAAACAAGCTCCTGTGAAGCGAGAACCGGCAAAAGAGGGCAAGACCAGCACCGCAATATTCGAGAAATTCGTGGCCAGGATATCGTCCAAGGGCGAGGCTAAGGAACTGAGGGGCATAAAAGCCAGTGAAATCAAACAGGTAACTAAGCTCACCAAGGTCCAACAGGCTGTCAATCAGATTTCGATAGTACTATATGGTACTCCGGTTGCATATTACAATACGAGCAACCCTGTCCTGGACGCTTCCAATGGATATTACATGGAAGGTGCCGGACAGCTTTTGAATGCGAAAAAGCCAGAGGGCGCTCTATTGGCCCTATTCGGCCATGAATCATGGCACGATATGTCGGTTAACGAGCCGGTGCTCGCTGCTGCCGTAAAGAAGATATTCTGGCAGAACGTCAATAAGCAGGAGTGGAAAGATTATATTGATACCCTGTCTGCTGCGAGATATGAAGTCGGGCTTGGTGACCTCGATGAAGCTGGCATGAAGGAAGAGTTTGAGGCCGACTTTATTTCATCTAAATGGGCAGACCCTGAGTTCCTGAACAAATTGATAGATGCCCTTAATAAGAAGAATCCTGGACTCGCACTTAACCTGTTTAATCTGTTAAATAAAGCCCTGGCAAAGATCAAGGCTGCTATCCAGGCAGAGCTATGGACATATCTCAGGAAGGATGTAGAGGCCGTCGAGAATGTGTTAATAGACTTCTACGTCAAGCTGTCCGAGAAGAATAAGGCCAAGATCCCACTCGCTGCCGTCGATGCCATTACGATAAAAATGTCCATTGATGTCGGCAAGGTTGAGGCTATCAGGACTCCGGCCTCAATGCACACGCCGTCCGGAAAGATCTACGAGGGCGCTATGCACTCGGTCGCCTTCGAGAAGATGGAAGCTGAACACGGTGATGTCAACTATGTCTTAGAGGTCGAAGACGGATACATGACCACGTTTGAGAGGTTCGTCGATAGGGACGAAGGCAACGCCATTGCTGAGAATGCTAACCAGGTATCAAAGGATCGAGAGAGATCTTATCTGATTTCAGAGGACTTGATAAAGGATATCTCGGACACATACATCATAGACGGTGACGGCCATATCGTCGCAATGGCCCATGTTAAGGGTGACGACGCCGCACTTGGGATGATAGATGCAATAGTGAAGGGGCATGACAGCCTTCTCGCTTATGACTCTGATGGTCTTGGGGTGATAGCAGAGTCTCTCGGTTTCGAACTCGAAAGCGAGGTTGACGGTAGACAGATATATAAATACAAGGGAGAAATATACGATGCAAACATCATTGCGGGACGTTTTGCGGCTACTTGGAATAAAGACCTCAGGGCTGACGAACGCACAGCAACGCTACTTGACGCGATCACTGAGCAGGCTCGCACCGAAGGGTCCAGAGTGGTTGGCGGCAAACAAGGCAAAGCTGAAGAAAAGCTTATTGAGTACCTTAACAGGTCTTGGAAGAGCTACGCCGCTGGCGAAAAGGTAACCGGCACAACCGATGTTCCCACAAAGAATGTGAGGGTTAAGGGTGGCAAGTCTACAATGGCTATGATCCAGGTTTCCTCTCTTCGTGGTCGTGAGCAGGCTACGGCCAGGGGCGACAAATATTTCGACCTTCTGTACTCGAAGGTTGAGGGATACGAGAGACCAACTGACTTTTGGGAAGTACCGACCTGGATGGCCCACGGAGCAAAGAGCTTCAAGAACGCTGACGCCTATATCGTCAGGAATGTAGAAGAGGCGAAGGCTTATCTGAGGAACTCTGGATATGAGTCGATCATGTTCTCGGCCATGGATGCCAATAAGCATTTTATTAAAGAGTTGGCCGGAAGCTTCTCCGGTGATATTATAATTGGGGGGTACGTTGATCCCGGCTACTTTGCTGGGATTAAAAATATCAAGTTCGCGGATAGCATGGAAGCTGCTGCGAAACTGTTAAAGGTGCCGTTTAAACAGGGCGTTGATTACCGCCAGTTTAAAGGCACCAGGGTTATCCCTCGCCTTGAGATGTCAAAAGGCTGCAAGCATAAATGTGCATTCTGTACAGTGCCAAAGAAAATTGAGATGGCCGATGATATTGCTGACCAGGTTAAATCCATGGCCGGTCTCGGGCATAAACTGATATATCTAAACGATAAGACCTTCGGGCAGGCCGAGAACTATAAGGACCTGGTGAAGATCAATGAGCAGGTGAAGGCGCAGAACCCCGAATTTCAAGGGTTTATAATCCAGACCACCGCACCGGCATTTAACAAGATGGATGACGAGTTCATCAAAGAGTCCGGTATTAAATATGTTGAGCTTGGGATGGAATCGTTTAACGATGATATCCTTGAGAAAATAAATAAGCCGCACCGACAGAAACATATAGTCGAGGCCGCCGATAAGATTCGCAGGCTTGGTCTTAGATTCATACCTAACGTGATGGTAGGATTGGCAGGGGTTGACAAGAAAGGTGACCTCTGGACTGAGACCGCAGAGTCTTATCGAAATACCCTGACATTCCTGGAGCAAAACAAGGATATCATATCACACACAAACTCATACATTCTGGCTACCTACGAGGGAACCGAGACGGGCAAGCAACTCGGGACGGATAATGAGATTGATGGTGATGAAAATGTGGTGCAGAAATCATGGCTCCAAAACCGAGAGCTACATGATATATTCTACCGAAGGCTTCTTGAATTCAGCGAGAGGCAGATCGAACAGCCGGACGTCAAGGCTTCCATCCTCGTTGCCAGAAAGGAAGATCCGGTCGTGCTGCCTGGTGAGATTCAGGAAGACCCCGATACGGTGGATATGGACCCAAGGGATATTGACGAAGAGTACGCATACGCAGCTATCAAAATGGTTCATTACCTTGAGCTTAAGTCACAGGCGTATAAGAAGATACCGGATGATAAGCACGACGCCTTCTCGAAGCACTACCAAAAACAGACCGATAGCGAACTTGGTGTATATTCTGATAGGGTTATCGGCTACCTTAAGAGCGTTTATAAAGATTGGCTCAGTCGCCATCGTGGTCCCGAGGGCTGGTTTAAAAGTATGTTCATGGAAGAATATGACTATGGCATGGAGCCTTCCCAATATTTTACCAATGAAAAGATTGGCTTCATCAAAATGGGTGACTTTTGGGAATTCGACGTATCCAAGGATATCATTGACGCCGTAGAGGAAAAGGCCACGAGGCCTTATGTTCCCCAGGAGCGTGATGAACTTATCGAATTCTTCAAGGACGAATTAGATATCGAACTTAGCGACCTCGCCCTGAAGGAGTACGATGACGATATGCTGCTTGATAAGGCAGAAGAAATGGTTTACAACAAATACCCTGCCTGGTACTTTTGGCCTGATACTGTCGAACTCTCTGATATCAAGGGTCTTCTGAACCTGGATGGCTGGGACTCGCCGTTCGGCAAGATCGTTAGAGAGGTCATGGAAACAAAGGGCTGGGAAGCATGGAGAGCAAACTTCCCGAGTATGGGTGCCACAGAGGTGCGTGTTGAAGAACAGTACAAACGCCTGAAGGACGCAAAGGACCAGGCAGCCAAAATGACGGCTATCTCCCTGGCCCTAAATGAATCCCATGTTTACGGCACTATGTCTGAACACGCTGGCCTTGCCAATACAGAGCTTCAGGAAATTAATAACATAGCCGATGGTGTATACAAATTTGAGGATATGCTCCGGCGTCAGTATAAACCTGGTGAGGGAGAGGCACAGCTTAAGCAATCCCTGGACCTGAAGAAGGCCCTGAGTGGAAAGGCCATTAAGGTCAAGGTGGCCGGTAAAACATATGTCGTAAATGAACAGCGCCAGAGTATCGAGAAGCTGCTTGAAATTACCGGTGGTGCTGCCAGCCTTAAAAAGTTCCTGACCGACAATGGCGTCGATAAGATTCAGGCCGGTCGTATCCAGGCCATTGCAAAGAGTATGGAAGAGTATCCGTTTCCTTCCCCCGAGGAGACCGCCACAGCGCTCCTGGCGTTCGATAAAAAGAATCCCGATGTAAAGGGTTGGTATGATAATATCAGCTACCTGAGGACCGTATTTGAGAATGACGATGACCTGAATCTATTCATAGGATTGGCAATGCTTTCCCATACCAGCCGCAACAAAGGGACCCTGGCGAACATGGGCGAGTTTATTAAATTCAGGATGCTTCAACGGGCCGGACAGGTTGACAAGAAATCTAAGTTCGGCCTGGTAGATCAGGCTACGGTTGACAGGGTGCTGAGTGCCGAGAGCATTGACGAAATGTTCAACATTGATTTCACGGCTCTTCAGTTCAAGAAGGGCGAGGTCAAGGTAAAGGCTTTTGCTGAAACATTCGCCGCAATTATGCGAGATCCAGAATCCCGCAATGCTATCGAGTCCGTTGTTGATATATGGGTCGGCCGGTACTTCTTCCCGTCGAAGACGAGTGGGGGGGTTGTCGATACCAGCGATACCGTGATGGCTATGTCACCCGTGCAGCACCTTCTGGTGCAGCGTCACATGAGAGACACCGAGGCCATCATGACGGAGAAGTCCGGTATAACCTGGCACCCTGATATGGCCCAGGCTGTATTGTGGTTCTATATCCGCAAACAGTGGGAAGATGTGAGGGGTGATAAGACGGGACAGAAGGGCTATACCTTCGACGAAACCCTGAACGTATATGCCGAGAGATGGTCCGGCGCTCTGGACCTCGATGACCGCCAGGTAGAGGCTTATATAAAATACAAACTCAGGGACCCTGACGTCAGGCACATTCTCGACCTGTATTCGCAGGACAAGGACCTGAACGTATTCGATATGGTTAAGGCTGACGAGCCTCTGATTCTACAGCTATTCGATGCTGCCAAGCTGCCGAAGGACTATGACATCTCAGGTAAAACGAGGCACCGAGTTGTAATAGAGACCAATAAAATATACGATGCTGACGCAGATCCTGACGGGCTGATTGACAAGGGCTTCGACCCTAATGATATCACGACCTTGATGGATTTCGAAAAAAGGCTACGAGACGCAGGTTGGGTCGGGCTGCGCTCTGGCGAGATGACCATCCTGTTAGAGCCTGTCAGAACTGAGGCTATGAAGACGGGCGCTCTCGCGATCAGTCCGATGGTATCTCCAGAGGTTGTCGAGATATTTAAAAACAACTTTCCTGATAAATACAGGAAGATGATAAGATACCAGAAATGGTACGATGACGGAAATATAGAAGCTCTCGATAACGCCATGCGCTCAGAGCTTACAAGGGTGTTCGCTAACCCGCTTATTGATATCCGTAGTATTGGTCCGGCTGAAGGGCGCTGGTCCGGTGGCCGCGAATATGCTCCGAGAGTAGATCTTGATTATGCCAACATCGACATAGCCAAGGGGCTGCTGGCTCAGTTCCTAAAGGACAATGGTCAGTATGAGGGCGTGCTATCCGAAAGGGTGTCCGGCTGGAATGATAAGCAACGACCGAAGGGTATAGCCAAGGACCAGGCACCGAGTATAATGCTGAAATTTAAGAAGCCGCTGACGGAAGAGCAAGTCTCCGAAATAGTCGAGACCCTTGATAACAGTGGCATACCTGGCTCCGTGTACTCTCAGGAGATAAACGCACTCACCATTCATCACCTGAAATACAGACACAGGGAAAAGACAGTTGGTCCGGCGCTCATGCTCGATGGGAATATTATATACGGCACCAAGAAGGATGACGGTAAACTTGACGCGAAAAGCTACGAAGGTCTGTACAAGAAGGCCGGAACGACATTTAAAAAACTGCGCGAGGCTGGTGGGGAGAAGGGCTTCATAACCAATTTTGGAAATTTTGTAAACAACCAAAAGGCCAAGGAATTAAAGGCTAACTTCGGTAAGGTGAAGCAGAAAGATGTCGATTTCCTGAAGTCCGTCATTGATGCTGTCAGGGCTATTCAGGCCAAGTTCAATGAATACGAGGGCCTTGGGCAGGTATGGTACAACCATCATATCCTCGAAAATAATTGGTTGAAAAACCGGAAGGGTCAGGAGTATGACAAGTCAATCGAAAAGGCGCGACAGGTATCAAGAAATATGGGACTTATCGCAGAGCCAAAAGTTGTCTCAGGGAAGTACCGCAAAGGTACGGAACTATTTAAAGGACAGGAAGGGTACCGCATTGGCGAGGGGCGCAAGATCTCTTCGGAGTCGGTCAAACTCATTAAGGAATTCATTAAGGCAGAACCGATAGAAGGGCTTATAGACGCTAATCAGGCCGCACAGTATCGCACCTGGATTGCCTCTGGTATCAACATAGGGCCTGCCAGGATGAAACAGCTTGAGAAATTCGATGCCGGAGAAGTCAAGCCAATAGCCGGTGAGCAGGCCGGTCTATTCGCCAGCGTGCCGATGGACAGGGCTGCAGCGTATAAGGCTGGAGAGGCTTACGCGAAGGCTCCCAACAATCTGCTTGGGTTTAGTAAAGATCCGTTTGTTCAGAAGGGTTTCTATGATCAGAACTATTCCTATATCGCAGAGGTAGAGGTCACATATCCGAAGACCGACCTGGCTCCAGAAACAAAATGGAGAGATAAGATCAGGGGTCTCAATATGAAGCAGGCCCTCGAACGTGCGCGACGCAATTGGGAAGGTGCTACCATTAAGTTCATTAAGGGGTATAAAGTCACAGATCGCAAGCAAGATGTCATGGGGTCAGTGACTGTCTATCACGGCACCGGCACTGAGTTTAAGCAATATGATCTTTCCTATATGAGTACCGGCGAGGGCTTTCAGGCATTCGGGTGGGGGCAGTATTTCACATATAGCAAGCGTATCGCAAGAGACTATGCTGAGAAGCTCTCTAAGGGTGGGAAGCTTGGAACCCTACAGATAAACCTTCCACCGATAGCCCCTGCGAATGAATACCATCCAGGTGTTTCGGTTGATTATGAACTCGTTAAGGATGGGGAGTGGGTAAAGCCAAAATTCTACAAGGTGAATGCCAATGATGATGGCTCTATAAAGAGCATTATCGGACCAGACGGAGAATCAACGAGCGTTGAGTTTGCGAGAAATTTTGTCCACAGATATGTGAAGGCGTATATGGAAAATAAGATGCTTCTCGCAGTTAACAACGGAACGAAGATCGACGAGGACAAATTACTTGACTACCTATCGGACTCATTTGTAGAGTTGAGTTCAGATATAGAAGATGCCCGGGAACATATCCATTCTGAATATATGAGAACGAAGAGAATGCCATTTATTAAAAAGCTAAAAGAAAAGCTCAACCTGGGAGACTCCGAAACGTCATCGAACGCTGCAGCTGCAATTAATAAATTCGACGAAAAGCATTACAATGAATTTATGGACCAGGTGTTTGACATTAAAGGTCTTGGGAAAATGAATGATATCATGCTAAGTGATATTAGCAGTGAGGTTGACGCCTGGGAAGATGTCTTCGCCAATAGCAGGGAATATATGGAAATGACCGGTGGGATTAAGGTCGTATATGTTACCGAGCTTCATGACGACTTGAAATTTCTCGATTGGTATAAAACCATGAAGAGAGAAGACATTAAGAAAGTTATCTCAAGCCTGAGGGAAAGTCCAGATGTTGATCTCCTGCTATTAGATTCACTGAATACAAGGCTCACAGAGGGGATGGTAGCACCGCTGGTTAAGAATGTATATGGGGAACTCCAGGCGCTTCTTGGATCTAAGAAGGCAGCCTCTATAGCTCTTGAGCAGGCAGGATTTGATGGTATTCGCTACGAGGCGAACAGTCTTTATGGTGGTATGCCGAAGGCGGTTGAATTCGAGCAGGACCTCGTTATGGAAGAGCTTGTTAGATATAAATCACTTCTACCGCCAAGGCTCAGGGATGTCCATTTTACAATGAGCAAAATTATTGACCACGATCCAGAGATTGTCGAGCAGGTCAAAGAACATATAGACCCTGAGATGATAGACCGGCTGCACGAAGTTATCGAGACTGAATGGGGCAAGAATTATGTCCTGTTTTATAAGACTGAAGATCCCAAGTATGCCACGATAACAGACAAGGTTTACCTGAGCCTCGATGCCTTCAGGGTGCAGGAGCAAGGCGCTGTGCAATACCTGAATTCAAAGGTTGGGAAGTCCGACACCTCATTGACCGAAAAGCTGAATTCGACTTTCGGGTATTTTACAGGGGTTGGCGAAGACCGCAGTAACTGGCGGTACCTTATGTTCGATAAGCTTGATCCCATTGGTCAGTGGTTCGGACACGACAGCCACGCATACATGAAGGCCAGGGGTGTACCTGGGGCAGTTGGTTCATTGGCAGCATTCCTGGAGCATGGCAAATTATATTGGGATAAGACCATGACTCTCGGGGTCCAGAAAGATCCGGCCACGAAACAGATCTCAAGGAAGAAGGGGTTTATCCCATGGGTCAAGGCTCTTGGTCCCAATGATGGTGTGAAATTCTTTTATTGGCTGATAGCCAAGAGAGCAGATGCTCTTGACGCAGAGGGCCGTGAGCACTGGCTCAAGGCTCCAGACAGGGCGAAGATCCTTGCATGGGTTGGCGTCCCTGAGAATAAACGTGGTCTAAGCTGGGAAGAAATCAATACCGAGTTTCAGGCATTCAATAAAAATATACTTGACATAGCTGAGAAGGCAGGCGTTGTAAGTAAGGCGTCCAGGGCTGATTGGGAATCGGATCTTTATATCCCATTTTATCGCGTTATTGAGAATCCGGTTACAGCCGCAGAGTTTTGGAGAACGCCGCCGAGGTCCAAGGATTTTCTGAGCGCCGGTATCAAAAGGCTTACCGGTGGTGAGTCTAAGATCGGTGATCCGATGGAAAATATAATGAAGAATTGGACCCACTTGCTTAATACGTCGATCACGAATGTCGCCAGGGGTTCGAGCGTCAAGTACGCCGTAGACAATAAGGTTATGACCGGAATGACGAAGCTCATGAAGGTCAACGAATTCTCAGTATTCAACCCCGTGACCGGCACAACCCTCGATGTTTTTGATACCCGTAAAGAGGCCCAGGAATATATCAGGGACGAGATTACCAGCAACGACCTCTTCAAGAAAAAGGATATTAAAATAGTGAAGCATACCTCTGAGGTCGAGGTACCCATACCTGTCATTGAAGAGGTACCATGGTCTCAGACGGTCGTAATGAAGGCTCAGAAGGACAAAAAGGGAAAGGCTACCGGTGCTATCTATATTCACAAAAAGACCGGAGAACAGCTTCTCGGCTATCAGAAAGCCGGTAAAATGCAATATTTCAAGGTGAATGATCCTGAGCTTTACGTCGCTATCTCCGGCATGAACCCGCACCAGTTTGATAATGCTGTTATGGAATTCTTCAGGACGTCAAAGAGATGGCTGACATACGGTGCCACCTTCGGTCCTGGCTTCAAGATTGCGAATGCCGTGAGGGACACATTGCATACGTCCCTTATTTCAAAGTCGTTCATCCCGTTCGTCGATACCATGCGTGGCTTCTGGAAGGCGTGGGCGCAGAATGAAGCTTATGTGAGCTATCTGGCTTCCGGCCATGCGTTCGGCGGCGACTACATTAAATCTGAAGATCCAGCGGTGCTGGCTAAATACATAAAGAAACAGCTTAAGGGGCAAAACTTCGCTGATAAATTTATCAACAGTTTAACAGGAACTGAAGGTAAAACTATCATAGGCCGGATACTCGACACTCCTGGTAAGATGCTTGATTTTTGGGAGAGGCTCGGGTCTGCCTCTGAGAGTGCCGCCAGGGTGCAGTTAGCTGAGAACTTGAAGGCCAAGGGAGAATCAACGGCTAAAGCTTATTTTGCTTCAAGGGATCTAATGGACTTTCAGATGTCAGGTGCTGCCGGTATTGTCCAGTTCCTGATTCAAACGATACCATTTCTGAACGCTCGCGCACAAGGACTTTACAAGATGGGACGAGCAGTGAAGGAGAACCCGTCTCACTTTGCAATGAAGGCTTTCGCTATAGCCCTGGCGTCTCTCGGGTTGTGGCTTATATACAAGGACGACGACCGGTACAAGGAGCTTGAGGATTGGGACCGGTTTGCATACTACCACTTTTGGGTTGGCGATCTTCACTTTAGGGTGCCGAAGCCATTCGAGACCGGTGTTCTGTTTTCTACTTCTGTAGAGGCCGCAGGCAACGTGATGGTGGGCAATGAGGACCTTGACCACTTGTGGACGTACATGAAACACGCAACCACAGAGACGTTCGCTTTCAATCCTATCCTCGGCATTCAGTCTGTAAAGCCGCTGGCCGAGCAATGGGCGAACAAGGTCAGCTTTACCGGGAGACCGATAGAGGGGCAAGGACTTAGCGGTCTGCGATGGGGAGAGCGCTATGATCCATGGACTTCAGAGACCATGCGCCTTATCGGTGGAACGCTGAACTTACCGCCTAAACGAATGGAGCATTTGGTCAGAGGGTATACCGGCACGTTCGGTATGTTTATACTCGGCGGTGCTGATCTATTCACCAGGAATGTATTCGACTTTCCAGAGAGACCGGCGATGACCTGGAACGAAATGCCAGGACTCACAAGGTTCATAAAGAGTGGCGAGGCAAGGAATACAAAATATATGACTCGCTTCTACGACCACTATAACGAGATGTCGAAGCTCGTCAGGACTGTGAACTATTATGATAAGCTCGGGGATATGACTATGGTCCGTAAGCTTGTCAGAGACAATAAAGAATTCTACGCACTCAAAAAGGAATTTAACAAGGCCAGATCGAGTTTGGTAAAAATCAATCGTGATATCCGACTCGTGTGGCTAAACAACCGAATGGGAAGCGACGAGAAGAGACGGCGGATCGAAGTTTTATACGGGAAGCGGAATAAGATCGTTCGCTCAATCTATTCAAAATATAAAGAGAGGTAATACAAATGGCTTCAGTAAGTTCTATCAGAGTGTTCAACGCACGCACTATTGCAGCGAGTGGATCGTTAACGTCCCAGGCTTTTAAACTCGGATCTTACTCCGACATCCAGGGATACTTTTCACTCCATGTTGAATTGTCTGGTGACGGAACGGGTAAGTTTCAAGCCGCCGTATCCAACAAAATTGTCTGGTGACGGAACGGGTAAGTTTCAAGCCGCCGTATCCAACAATAATTCAAACTTCATCATATCGTCTGATTCCTCGGACGATATTGTAACCGCGCACACGAAGACCAGTGGACCTGGATCTGATGGTGTGCAGATTTATCAGTTCAGCCCCATCACCTGCCAGTGGTTGAAAATAAAGGTGACGGAGACTGGCGGAGTAAATCCGATAACCGTAAGCGCCTGGCTTGCAATTCAATAAGGGAGAAATGAAATGAGTGGAAAACCTGGCCGGTGGGCCAATATAAATGATGCTATCGAAGACGGCGACTCAGATGTGATCGTTGAGGACACAGGGTCCGGAACCGTCACGATCAATATTGATGGTAGTCCGGTTGGGGTGTTTGATTCAAGTGGCCTTACCGTTACCGGAGACATCTCTTCAGACACGAAGCCGACAATACTATATTATCTGGACGGTACATATTCCGCAAGG